CAATGATTGTAAACACACTTCCAGGAACAAATTGGAATCCTGCTGAGTATGCACACAATGGGTACAACGTAGTTTCATTAGAGTTGTCACCTACATCAGTATCTCAAACAGTTTATAGTTTTGATAATGCTGTTCAAACTCCAGCACAAATTGCAGTTTACACAATTAGTTATATTACAAACTTATGTACAGCGATCTATAATAATATAGGATATACAGTAGATTGGATAAACAACACTATAACATTAACAACTCCGTTGTCATATTCACCGTCAGACAAATTAAGAATAGATGTATATGAAGTTGGTAATGGATTTGAATTAGTTAAATCAAATACCAAAATCAATCCTATTGTTAATAATTTTAATTCAGGATTTGATGAGATAGAATTAGATTGTAACTACAGTGGTACAATTACCAATGGTAATGGTGTAGTACGTCCTGGAACACAACCTATTCAAACTGATGCTGTAGCAACAGTAAGTTCTACAAACTCAATTATAGTTACAGATGCATCAAAATTTGTATTAAACGGATCAATATTCTTTGAAGGTACAACATTTGGTAACATCGTTGAAAATCAAGAGTATTATGTAAAATCTATTAGTCAAGTATCAGACAGTATTACAGTTTCCGCATCACTTATCAATGGTGTAGCAGGTGCTACAGTTGTGTTAACCGATGCCGTTGGTAGTATGACTTGCATTATTGAATCGGGCAATGGTGTATTCTGGAGCCCACCAATCGTATTACATAACGGTACAAAACTAGTTCCAGGCACAATAAACTTTGCAACTGCAACATCATCAGCTACAAATCAAATATTATGTAACTCTACAAGTGGATTAGTTGCGAACACACCAATTACATTTAGCAATACAATGTTTGGTGGCATTACTCCGTTAACAACATATTATATCAAACAAATTGTTGACTTTAACAATTTTACAATTTCTACAACACCAAATGGTCAAACAGTACAATTAACTGACGCAGTAGGTGGAGCTTCATTTATAACCAGCGATTATGCAGTTGCGTTAGCTGCTAACGGTATTTCAGCTAAATTAGTATTTGCTGCTCCTTATGACACTAGTGTAGATTACTTGACTTATACATTATTTGGTGAAACACAACCTGTACAATATGGATACACACTTTCAGAAACTCAAGTGTATATTGGCAACGGAGCGCAATCATCATTTACATTATCTAACTATATAGGTGAAGCTAACCCAACTAATGCTATTGTAGAAGTAAATGGGTTAAGACAAACATCATCACAATATGCAATTGATGATATTGCTAAAACAATCGTATTCACTACCCCTCCTGCTAATGGAGAGACAGTTGCTGTAACATCATATAACTTAACAGACAATCAATATTTAAACACACAATATGGTATTAGTGGTTCAACACTTTCACAATCTGTAACAGTTGTTGTTTCTGCCACAACACATACTGTAGTTTCTTATGATGAAGGTGGTACAACTGGATATAGCACCGATCTTTACGATGAATTATTGAATTACTTAACACTCGACACTGGATATACAACATCAGAATTCACAGTGGGACAAGTGATTGTATTCTCTAGCCCAGTAATAGGTGGCTTAGTTGCAGGTGCAAGTTATTACATAACACAAATAATAAATTCTACTGATTTTGTAATATCAACAGAAGCAGGTGGCTCACCAGTAACAGTAACAACTGATAGTGGATTGATGACAGGTACAATTAACGGTATTACAGTAGCCGACATTATCAGTATTAATAATACAATAACAGCACCAACTGTTACAACTGCAACAGCTACAGCTTCAACAGGTAACTTAATTACATGTAGTTCAACTTCAGGATTTGTTGCTGGTCAACCTGTACAATTCTCATCTACAATTATTCCAGTAACATCTATGAGTAACGGTGATACCTATCAAATTATAAGTATTGGTACAACTGACTTTACTGCATTAGGTGCTGCATCAAACACAGTAGGCATAACATTTATATATAATGGTTCTGCTGCTTCAGGTACAGGTACTGTATTGTTAGCAACATTTGGTAATATTGACTTGTTAGGTGAAACATACTTTGTAAAAACTATCGCATCTGGAACAACATTTACCATTGCAGATGAAAACGGAAACACAATTGGTTTAAGTAATGCTTCTGGTGATGTAGTAGTTACAGAAGGCGGTAACACTTCAGTTACAATAACAACTGGTATACCTCATGGTTTACAAACTAACGTTATTGTAAGAATTGATGGTACTACAGGTTCGACTCAACTTAATAATAACACATATTATGCTAAGGTAATTTCTACAACACAATTTGCTATCTATACACAACCATATAGTCCTGCATATAACGCAACAAATTATCCAGTCACTAACATTTCTTCATACACTGGTGGTGGTTATGTTTGGAGAGATGGACTATTCACAATTATTGATACAGTGGCAACAGCTACAGCAACAGATGGTAAAATTACTGCTGGTTCTGCATTAGGATTAATTGTAGGTACCCCAGTTTACTTTACAGAAACAGGAGTAACATTAGGTTCAACATTATTAGGTGGCTTAATTGCAGGTCAAGAATATTATGTAAGCGAAATTTTAAGTGAAACTGAGTTCTATGTTTCTGCAACTCAATTTGGTAGTAATTTAGCATTAACAAGTGGCACAGGATCAATAAATGTAACACAATGGCAACAAACTAATGTTGACAGATTATGGGTGACTGTAAATGGCTATCGCTTGCCAAGTAGTTCATTACGTATTAATCCAGGCAATGATGTAAGCATATTGACAACTATTGTGCCAGGTGCTGAAGTAATTATAACAAGTATGATGCCTTCAGCAACACCAAATCAAATGACTTACTACATGAACGTAAATCAAGTACAAGTACCAACTGTATACAACGCTAATATGGCAAAAACTTGGTTGACACGTGCATTAGGTGACCTTGACACAACAATTTACGTAAATGATGTAACTCAAATTACAGAAACAATCGTACAAAATGTCACAGCTCCTAGTGCTGTAAATGGTATTATCAATATTGGGTTAACTGTAGACAAACGCACATTAACTAATGTATCAGTTTACAACAATACTACTGGTCAAACTTTACCAAGTAGTGATTATTATGTACAAGTTATTGACTTGGCACCAACATTAGAGATAACAGCAGGTGTAAGCACCGGTGACTCATTGACAATTATTTCATTACAGGGTAATTTGATTTATGTCAACGGCGAACAAATTATGTTTGGATCGGTAAACTTCACTGATAATACAATCAGTCAATTAACTCGTGGAGCTAACGGAACAGGAACGCAAACATTTATCCCTGCATTTACACAAGTGTTAGGATTATTGTCTACAAATCAATTGTCAAACATTTATTATAACGTAACTTGGAATCCAATTCCAGGAATTTATAATACAACTGAGGGCGATCCTTTACAGCTAGCACAGACTGCTCCTGCTAATTTCTTAAATACGGGGCAATAAGTAATGATAAATAATTCTATGAAATCAGATAATTCAAAAAATATTAATTCTAAGGTATCCACACCCCAGAAAAAGCCCAATGAGTTGGGAACTTTGCAATTTTCTTCCCACGTAAAAATTACTGATCCTAACACTAAAGAAGTGTTGGTTGATAAGAGGGCCGATTAAATGATTAATTTAGCTTATAAAGTTGAAGGATTTTTAAAGATTTATGACCCAAACAATGGGGAAATCTTTGTAGATAAGAAAAATGCCATTAACTATGAGAATATGTCCATAGCAATAGCTAATACACTTAGCGCACGTGGTTATGGTGAGATTTATGAAATGGCGTTTGGTAACGGTGCTGCATCAGTAGATAGCACAGGGGTAATTACATACTTGCCACCAAACGTAACTGGTCAAAATGCTGCGTTATACAATCAGACTTATTCAAAGATTGTAGACGATAACAGTGTGTTTAACCTAGACCCTACACGTAATAATATGACAGTATATCATACTTCAGGTAACGTTTATACTGACATTTTAGTTCAATGTTTGTTGGATTACGGCGAACCTGCTGGTCAAAATGCGTTTGATAACAGCACACAAACCGATTCCATATATGTTTTTGATGAATTGGGATTATTGTCTAATAATGGCACAGATAGCAATGGTAACGTAATTACCAGCTTATTGACACACGTGGTATTTCACCCTGTACAAAAATCATTAAATAGACAAATACAGATAGATTATACAGTTAGAATACAAGCCCTAACTAACTTGATTACAACTTAAGATAAATAAGAAAGCGGAGCTATTGAAACTATGTCATATACAATACTTTTAACTAATGGTACAGTACTTACAACCATTCCAGACGGTACCATTAATACAACCAGTACATCATTAGGCTTGCCCGGTAGAAACTATGCAGGTTACGGACAACCCGTAGATGAAAACTTTGTATGGCTAACTGAAAATTTTGCTAACGCTACTCCCCCTGCTAATCCACTAGCAGGTCAACTTTGGTTTAATACAAATACAAACACGCTTCTTGTATGCCCCGCACAAGGTACCACAAATGCTAATGCATGGTTGTCATTGGCACAATCAGGTAGCTCAGGTACAACAACATTCGGTAATGTTACTGTTTCAGGAAACATCACAGCAGGTAATGCAAATATTACAAACACAGTTACAGCAAATCTTATTTCTGTAAACTTTGCAACTATCGCATCTAACGCTAATATTGGCAATGCAAATATCACTTCTGCTAATATTGGTACATTAACAACACAAGTTATTACTGCAGGTTCACAATCAACATCAGGTACATTAACTGGTGTTTGGACAGCAAATGGCTCAGGAACTGCAAACGGTACTGCAGGTACAAGTATGTGGGTCACAGGCGGCAACTTGTTAATTCAAGGTGGTGGCAATATTGGTATTAGAACAGATTATTACTACTATGCAAATGGTAATCCAATTAGCTTTGCTGGTACATATAGTAACTCAAACGTTCAAGCATATCTTCCAACTTATTCAGGTAATGTTGGTCTATCAGGTGGTGCAGCAGTGTTCAATGGTTCAACATTATCAACTGGCGCCAATACTAACTCTGGTACAATTACAGGAAACTGGTCACTAAGTGCAGGTTCAAGATTGAATGCTACATACGCTGACTTGGCGGAACGTTTTGCTGCGGACGATGTGTATGCTCCAGGTACTGTTGTTCAATTGGGCGGTAAAGCAGAAATCACAGCAGTTCAATACGAATTAAGTGAAGATGTATTTGGTGTTATTAGTAACACTGCTGCTTACTTAATGAACGCAGGTGCAGGTGATGACAATACTCACCCACCAGTAGCTGTTACCGGTCGTGTAGAAGTTAAAGTTACAGGAAAAGTAAATAAAGGTGATCGTTTAGTAAGTGCAGGCGAAGGCATAGCACGCGCAGCTAAATCAGGCGAAGCTACAGCATTCAATACAATTGGACGAGCATTAGCAGACAAACTTACAGATGACGTTGGCACAGTAGAAGCCATCGTTATGATTAGATAATAGGGTTATAAAATGACATACGCACAAGGTAGTACAATATTAGCAGCAGACTATAACGGATTAGTGGGAACCAACCCCAACACTACATCAGGTACACTTAATACAGTATGGTCAACAGGTGGAACTAGCGCAGGATATGGTCAAACAGCAGTTTCTCAAGTAAGCGTGGGTGCAACAGTAGCAGCTACGGATTGGGCAAACTTAATTAACAACACAGCTAACGCAGCTACACACCAAGGTACATCAATTACTGCTGTAACTGCTCCATCAACAGGTAATACTATTACATATAACTCAGCTATCCCAACTAACTTAACAACAATTTATAACAGTAGATTGAACGCTGCATCACAAGGATCAACAACTAGTAATACAGCAACATTTGGTAGCACATGGAGCAGTGCGTTAACATTTACATTTACTGCTACATTTGCTAACGGCGACGCAGCACGTTACTTCTTTAACTCAGGTGGACAGTTAGCAATGACTGTTTCACACCCAACTGGTACAGGTATTAACTTATTGTTAAACAACTTAGCAAGTAACGTTGGTACAGTTGTTATGTCAGCACCTACTTCAGGTACAGTAACAATTAGTAGCACAAGCTATTCAGGTATTACAAAAGTAGGCGGTGGCGGTAATGCTCCTAGCCCATACTTAACAAACAACGGTTACTTCGCACTAACAACAAGTAACGCAAACGTTTTCCAACAATCAGCAAGCACAGGCCCAAGTGGTTACTTAAGCACAAACATTAAGTTTTTGGTAAAGAGTAACGGTACACAAGGCTCTAACGGTGACGCAGGTAGTGTTATTACTGTTTATTGCTTATGGACAGAAATCCCAAATGGCTTAACAGCAAGCAGTGGTAGTGCTACAACAATGACATTAAGACCACCTGAATCAACAAATATATCAAATACTTGGGGCGCAATTACATTAGCTGGATCAGTAACTGGTTCATAATTTTTGTTATGATGAATAAATAAGTGTGAGTCGCGGGACTGCAATCCCCACTCACTCTAATGCTAAGAAGGAGCATCAGCATGAATATTTATTCATCACGCACACCCGGTCACGTATTCCGAAAGATATATGAAGATTACTTTGGTCATATTCCAAAAGACAGCGACGGTCGTCTTATGACATTCATCATATAGACGGAGATCATTCTAATAATCATCCATCTAATCTAAAAGCAGTTACTATTCAAGAGCATTATGATATTCATTATGCTCAAGGAGATTATTATGCCTGTTACCTTATGGCTATACAGCGCATGAATAAAAGCCCGGAAGAAATTTCAAAATTATCTAAAGCAGTGCAACTTGATAGAGTAAAGAACGGCTCACATCCATGGCAGCGCCGACCTGACGGAACAAGTCAAGCAACTGACAAGGTAATATCCGGAACACATCATTTCTTAAAAAGAGCAGACGGGACAAGTCTAGCATTAGACCGAGCAAAGAACGGAACTAGTCCATTCCTAGGCGCATCAGTTAATCAAAAAATGCTAAGTGCCGGCAAACATTCTTCACAAGTTATAAAAACTTGTCCGCACTGCGATAAAACAGTGAGTGCTGGTCCGTTTGCCAAATATCACGGGGATAAATGCAAAAAAAAGACAACATGAATGTCCTGGCTAAATAGAAGTAGGAGTACACATGGATACTAAAACTTTAATTACCGAAGCCAAGGCTAGATTTAATCATAACTCAGCCAAATCATATCTCAAAGAAAAATATAATAATAAACTTCTTGTTGCCGAACAAGGAGGACTTTGGAGAGCAGACAGTAATACTATTAATCTTTTAACTTTATTTACAACAGATAAAGTAATACTAATCGACACCTTTGATAACCCAGTAGAAGTAGATCGTGTTGAACTTTTAACTAGATTAAAAGATGTTTATACTGATGTTATGTCACAATGGCTTACAGAATGGAAAGAATTAGAGGCTAAAAGATGAGCCGAGGCGCAATACTATTTGCCTTCAATTCGCCTGCTTATAATTATTACGACATGGCAGTTTATACTGCTAGACGTATTAATCACTTTTTGGATTTACCGGTTACAATTGTAACTGATAAAGATTCTGTACCTAAAGACCCTGATTATAAATTTGATAAAGTAATACAAGTTACACCTGATAAAAACAATATTAGAGATTTTGGTGTTTGGATTAATAAGGGTAGATATCAAGCATATGAATTAAGTCCTTATGACGAAACACTACTATTAGACGTTGACTACATGGTAAACAGTAATAAAACATTAAAAGCATTTGATGTTACAGAAGATTTTTGTTGTCATGATACTACTAACTTTTTGATGCATCCTAATGCTGCCCAAGAAATGCTTAGTGTTTATAGCTATAATACACTTTGGGCAACAGTAATTGCTTTTAGAAAAACTAAACGTGCAAAACAGATTTTTGAATGTTTAGAAATGGTTCAAAAGAATTATGAACATTATGGTAATATACATAACTTTGTGGGTGGTGTGTATCGCAACGATTATGCATTAACATTGGCATTGCGTATTGTTAATGGACATACAATATTACCGGGTGATATTATTCCATGGAATTTAGTACACGTTGGTAAAAATACAAGAGTATACTCGGATTCTAGTGAAAAATTTAATACTGAGTATACTGTAATGTTTGACAACTGGCAACGTGCTAAAGTTCGTAAAGAATATATTACGATAAAAGATATGGACTTTCACGTAATGAATAAAGCTAATTTTGTGGAGATCATAAATGAAACTAATGGATAAAGGTTTTGTAATACTAGCACAGAATACAAAGAGTACAAGCTATACAGACTGTGCAGAAAAATTAGCAATGAGTATCAAACAAGTCATGCCTGATGCTAGCGTAGCTATCATAACAAACAACAGATGTGATTGGTCTGTGTTTGATTATGAGATTGAATTGCCTCACGGTGATCTTGCTCCAGATAGTGATTGGAAACTTATTAATGATTGGCAAGTTTATGAAGCAAGTCCATATGAATATACTATTAAATTAGAAGCAGATATGTATTTGCCTAAGTCTATTGAGTATTGGTGGGATATATTATATGAAAGAGATATAGTAGTGTCAACTACTATTAGAGATTTTAAACAAAACATTTCAGATGCCAGAACATATCGTAAATTTATTGATGATAATAAATTACCAGATTGTTATAATGCTATTACATACTTTAAAAAATCTGATATGGCAAAACAATTTTTTGAGATAGTTAAAAATGTATTTGAAAATTGGAAAGAATGGAAAGCTAGCTTAAAATGTAACCCAGACGAAGAGGTCACGACTGATTGGGCATATGCTATTGCGTGCCATGTATTAGGTGTAGAAAACACAACATTACCTCAATTTAAAGAAATGAGCATGATACATATGAAACAATGGGTAAATGGATTACCAACTGAAAACTGGACAGATATTTTAGCTTATGAGATTTTACCACATACATTGCGAGTAAATACTTATCCACAACAATATCCCTTTCATTATCATATAAAATCATTTGCTGACAAATTAGGAGTATAATATGGAACAAGAAAATAATGACACTGTTATACTATACGAAGCTCCAAAAATTATTCCTCCCGAATTTAGACTATATTATGATGACAAAGGCAAAGTAATATGTTATACTTGTGAGAAGTTAGAAGGTAACTATATTGTAATTGATGCACAGACTTTTGCTATTGGTAGACCTGACGTTAGGGTAGTCAACGGTAAATTATCAACTGTAGCATCGCATTTAGTTATTTCTAAACTACAACCGCACGACTCAGAGGGAATAGATTGTCACGTTGAAGATATGAGCATTATTGTAGAACCAAACGTAGACGTAGAAACTCAAAAATGGAACTTAATTACAAATGAGTACTGATAATATTATTGACGTAGCCGATTTGGATTGCATATATCTAAGTTATGACGAACCACAAAAAGAAGAATTTTGGCTTAAGATCAAAAACATAGTGCCTTGGGCAAAACGTGTTGATGGTGTCAAGGGCAGTGATGCCGCACACAAAGCCGCAGGTGAAGCAAGTGATACAGAACGTTTTATTCTTATCGATGGCGATAATATGCCTAATGAAGAATTCTTTAATATACAATTAGATTTTACAGATAAAGATCCTTCATTTAAACAAGCACAGTTTCGTTGGAAGGCAGTTAACGCTATTAACGGACTACGTTATGGAAACGGCGGAATGAGTAGTTGGACAAAGACTTATGTTGCTAATATGAAAACACACGAAAATCAAACTGAAGGCGATGTTTCACGTATTGCTGACTTTTGTTTAGATAGCAAAGATAATTTGTATTGGGCTATGCATGATTGTTATAGCACAACATACCCTAATTATACATCATTTCAAGCATGGCGTGCAGGTTTTCGTGAAGGTGTCAAAATGTGTTTAGTTCGCGGTGCAGTACCAACAGTAGACGAATTCAAAGAATCAGTTGCCAGTCGCAATCTAAACAACCTTACAATTTGGCATAATGTAGGTGCAGATGTTGAAAATGGCATGTGGGCAATATATGGTGCTAGATTAGGCACATATCTAACAATGCTCACAGACTGGAACGCACACAATGTTCAATGGTTTGATAACTATATACAATTGTGGAAAGAATATGGTGACATGGACCCAGCACACAAAATAGATGATATCGGTGAAATACTTAAAGACAAATTGGGATTGCCGATCTGTACACTTAGCCCAGAACAAAGTAAGTTTTTTAAACGTCATTACAATGCAGATAAACATAACTTAGGTCCGTTAGTAACTGAAATGGATGTTATTCGCAGGATTGAAGGCTGGTAATGAGCGGAGAATACGATCAATCAGCAAGAGATATGCGCGACCGTTTAAATAAGGTCAGCCCCTCTATGTGTTTGGCTAAATGGACACAAGTAAGTTTACATTTACCAAGTGGATTAACACAAAGCTGTTATCATCCGCCCACTCATAAAATTCCATTAGAAGAATTAACAGATAATCCATCAGCATTACATAATACAAAATTTAAAATGTATGAACGCAAACAGATGCTAGAAGGCACACGTCCTGAAGGATGTAGTTATTGTTGGAAAATTGAAGATGCTGAGGGCAATCATTTAAGTGATCGTCATTATCGTAGTAGCGAATGGTGGGCTGCTCCTACATTTGATGAAGTTACTAACAATAGTTTTGATTATGACGTTACACCGAGATATGTAGAAGTAAATTTTAATCAAGCCTGTAATTTTAAATGTATGTATTGTAGTCCGCATTTAAGTACTACTTGGCAAGATGAGATTGAAAAACATGGTCCATATAAACTTTCTAATATGGAGCACAATCATATTGAATCATTAGAAAAGCGCGGCATGATGCCATTAAAAGTTTCTACAAAAGATAATCCTTATCTACAGGCATTTTGGCAATGGTGGCCTAATGTTTATTATGACTTGCGCGTTTTCCGTATGACAGGTGGTGAACCATTAATGGACGTTAATACTTTTAAAGTATTAGATTATGTCTATGAACACCCACATAAAGAATTAGAACTTAGCATTACTAGTAATATGTGCCCACCCGATCAAAAACTATTTGATAAGTTTATTGAAAAGGTCAAACGTTTAGACAATGTACAGTATTCAACAGAATGTTATGTACCTGATCCAAAAGACGGCACGCCTTGGCAAACATGGCAAAACTATATTATTGGCAGTGACATGAAAAAATATCACAACAGTTCATTGCCTAGCATTGAACGTAGTGAAATTAAACAAACATTTCCTAAAGTTGGGCAATGTTTAGAAACTGACGATAATAGTTTTACTTACATATATAATTATAATGACAAGGCTTACAAGCACTTTATGTTGTTTGTAAGTTTAGATGGATTTGGTGAGCAAGCTGAATACATGCGTACTGGATTAGATTTTGATCGTTTATTACAAAATGTTCGCACATTCTTACGTGAAACTAAATTAACTAGTGTGAGTTTTATTAATACATTTAATATTATGAGCATACCTAGTTTAAAGAAGTTTATGGAAATGATTCTTGAACTACGTAAAGAATTTGGTGGACGCGCACAAGCAAATGATAAACCCTTTCAACGTATTTGGTTTGATATCCCATTATTACGTTACCCACCTTGGTTTAGTGTACAAAATGCAGGTGAGTGGGGTATTAAATACGTAGAACGTGTGTTAAAGTATATGGAGGAAAACGTACAAGGTGACGATTATCTTGAGACTTTTGAGGGATTTAAGCCTTATGAAATTCTTAAATTAAAACGTGATCTTGCTATAATGAAACAAGAATTACCAGTAGATCAGCAACTTACTAATAAAATGAATTTTTATTTGTTTATTAAAGAGTATGATCGTAGACGTGGTACTAAATTTAATGATACATTCCCCGAAATGCAACAGTATTACAAAGAATGTATGAACATTGCAATTAAACAGTGAGAAATATATGGCTAGAAAACCCGGCGAAGGATTTAAAGATTACAAGATAAGAGTTATTGATCCCATTAGTGAAACTTTTTGTGGAGCTAAATGGTACAATGCTACGATTTGGTTAGGACATGGACAAACTGCTAGTTGTCACCATCCACCTGGACATTATATTGATGCAAGTGAATTAGAAGCAAATCCAAGTGCTATTCACAATACTCAACACAAAAAGCTTATGCGCAAGTATATGCAAGAAGGTGATCGTCCTAATGAATGTGAATACTGTTGGAAAGTAGAAGATATTGGTCGTGAAAATATCAGTGATCGTGTTTATAAAACTGAAATCTTTCGTGATTCTGATCTTATAGCAGCAGCTAAGATGCCTTGGGAAGCTAACGTAATGTTAAGAACATTAGAGATTAGCTTTGACCGTACTTGTAACTTTGCTTGTAGTTATTGTAATCCTGCATTCTCAACTACATGGGTAAAAGATATTAAGAAGTTCGGCCCTTATAGAAATATTCAAAGCGATGGTCGTGGTCACTTTGTTGATACCGCACCATGGGCTAAGGGTTATGACAATGATGATGAAAATCCTTATATACGTGCTTTTTGGCGTTGGTGGGAAGAAGGTCTACAAGACAACTTAGAAGAAATACGCATTACAGGTGGAGAACCATTAATGGCTGCTGGCGTTTGGAAACTATTTAATTGGTTTAAAGAAAATCCAGATAAAGCCAAACGTTTGCGCTATGCTATGAATAGCAATTTAGTGCCTAAAAAAGCATTAATGGATAAACTTATCGAAATGAGTCACTATGTACCAGACTTTGAAATTTACACTAGTCAGGAAGCATTAGGCATACAAGCTGATTATATTCGTGACGGTATGATTTACGATCAATGGAAACAAAACATTCATCGTATTATCAATGAAGGTAATTTAAAAGCATTGCATATTATGATGACTATTAATGGTTTGTGTTTAGCAAGCATTACAGAGTTCATGGATGAAATGATTGAGATTAAACGCAAATATGGCGCACGTTATCCTACAATGACATTAAATCTATTGCGTTTCCCTAGCTTTCAAAGTCCAGCTATTCTTCCCGAACATATTAAAACTATGTATAAAGAAAAGATTGAGAAATGGCTTAATAATGTAGTTGCACGTAATGAAAAAGATAAACATGGCGTACAATTGTTTACTGACATGGAAATCGCACACGTACAACGTTTAGTTGATTATCTTGACGTTATTAAAACCCCACATCGTAATACAAGCGAACAACCTCAATTATGGAATGATTTTAAAAATTTCTACTTGCAATATGATGTTCGCCGTGGTAAAGACTTTCGTAAAACTTTCCCACAAGAATATGTAGAATGGTTAGATAGCATTGATGTTCCTGTTCCTACAGAACAAGAAATTCTTACATCAAACTATCGTGACGAAGTTAATACCATTGCTGAACTTGGCGGAGATCCTGCTACAACTGAGTCAGGATATGTAAGTGATGAAGTAGCACATGGTTGGAATACTAAGAAAGATGAGTTAGGAATCAATGAGTAAGCGAATTATACCAATTTGGGAACATGGTAGTCCTGCAGAAAATAATCCTAATCCTGTATTTTGTACAGCGCCTTGGACTCATACATATATTAGCCCTCAAGGTGAACGAAGATTGTGCTGCGCTAGCAGAGAACAACATAGTTTCCAAAAACAGTATATTGATAGTAGCAACGATGAAAAGTACGGTAAGGTAACTGAAAGTAAAACAGAAGCAGACGATTTTAATCCAGTAAGTTTAAAGGAACACTGGAACAGTGAATATATGCGTGACATACGTGTTAAATTAATGCGCGGCGAACGTATTCCACAATGTGATGTCTGTAACGATGATATACTTAGTGTAAGTAACTACCGTCGTTGGTTTACTGGTAATTTGTTTATTGATAAAATTGATGAATGTTTTGACAAAACCGATGATACAGGGTATACTACAATGGAACCTATATCATTTGATTATCGTTATAGCAATCTTTGTAACTTTAAATGCAGAATGTGCGGTGAGCAATTAAGCAGTAGTTGGGAAGCTGAAAAGAAACAACATAATATGTGGTCACCTAAATGGCAACCATTTATGATTCCTGAAGTTAAAGCTAAAATGCAAAAATTTCAAGTTGAAGTAGTTGAACCTGAATTTCGTGATGCTATTAGTCGCGGCATAGTTGAAGAATGCTATTGGGTAGGTGGCGAACCATTGATGTATGAAATACATTGGTGGGCATTAGAAGAAATGGTTAAGAATGGCAGCGCTAAAAATTGTTACTTGCGTTATAACAGTAATCTAAGTCGTACAAAATACTTTGGTAAAAACTTGTATGAGTACTTACCACTATTTAAAGATTGGCTAATGTGTGCTAGTATAGATGGCACAGGAGAAATAGTTGAATTTATACGCAAGGGTATTGTTTGGGAGCAATGGTTAAATAACTTTAAAGAAGGATTAACATTGCCCGGTGGACAAGACAGAATGCTATTAGATTTAACTATAACGGGTCCTGGCATGTTTAGTCTTAAAGATTTGTTTGATTTAAGTATAGAATTAGATGTTAAGATAGAAACTAAAATTATGTTTGCATTTCATCCTGATATTGTGTTTAGTCCATTTGCTTGGCCACGTAACGTATTAGATCGACATATTGATCAATTGTTAGAATACATGGAACCAAGGTCAACACGTAAACAGTACACATTAGTAAATACTTTAAAAGAGATGAAGAACAGACCAACGTTTGCAGAACAATGGCCTGATATACATAATGAACAATTTAAAAATGGTAGACACTATCAAACGCAATTAAACGCTATTCGTAAAGATAAAGTAAACATTGAGACAATTTATAGCCTTGATCCAGAATTATTAGCTTGGTGGAAAAGAGAAATACCATGAAATTTAATGTAGTTTTTACACAAGGAAAAGCGGATTTTTTTACATCAAATGTTGCGTATACACGTAACTTTATGGATATTAAAGATAATCCTAATAATACAAAATTAACTTATAGTTTTAATGATTTACCATTAACTAAAAAGTTTTTAAATTTGTGGCCTGAGTATAGAAAACAGCAGGCTGAAAACTTTAAAGAAAAAGACGGTACAGACATTTTAGATTATAGATATAACTACTATACAAATGTTAGTGAAACATCATTACTACAAGCCAAAAAAGAAATGAATGAAACACTAACTGAATTAAGAACATATGGTTATACAATTGATGACAATCTATTTCTTAATAATGATGTGTATGAACCAGAACATGATAAACTAAATGAACTACATTTTGTTTTTGAAAAAGAGTTAATCAAGTTAGAATTTGATGACAGTGTAGGTTCAAATTATCAACGATTGTATGAATTGTTTGAAAAAGTCAATAACGTAGTTCACTTTATTGAGTTAACTCCGCAACGTGATAAATGGGATAGCATAACTAAAATAAGCAATTTAAACATGGCTATTCGCACTAATAGCAAAGCCAAATACTATGAATTACAAGATATAGATTACGCTGATTTTGGACAACCACTTGGTGGTGATTTAGTAGCTGATTTTAGTACAGTAGGTAAAGATTTGTTTGTTTGCTCATGCACCAATGACATGGAATTGGTACGTAGAGGAGAAGTAAAGCAGCAACGTTTTTTAACTGATTATGTATTTTTAATGTTTAATAACTTCACACTTGATCCAATAATGAAATCTAGACATTATAAATGGTGCCAAGATAATAAAGTTGATCAATATCTTGATTATAATCAACCTAGATATAATCCAGGAAGACATATTTTAGGGAAAAACGATCAAGGTATTATTACAGGTAAAGATTTTTACGACTATGTTATTTCACGTACTCCTGCATTGTTAGGATGTTACTTGAGCGAAGATGATGGAACTCCAATTTATTAAGAGATAAAATTATGAAACTTAAAGCAGTATTCGGCCCAGGCGAAAATGATTATCATACAACAAACGCAGTGAAAGGGCATTCAGTAACTGAATTATTAAATATGTCACCAACTCAAACGTTGACTTATACATTAAATAACTTTCCGCTTACTAAAAAGTTCGTGTCACAATTCTTACGATTGCGTAATTCTTTTGACATTTCTAAAATGATCTTTCATACAAATTATTATCCTTCAGTTACCCCTGAGTTATTGGCACAAGCACGTGTGGCTATGAATAATACAATCAACCGTCTTAACCAATTAGGTATTCCAATGGATACTGCATTGCATTTAAACTTAACTGACGTAATGGATCCAGAGTTAAACAAATTAAACGAATTGCATTTTAGATTTGAAAAAGAGGCAATTGATTTAAAATCTGATCCAAACGATCCAAACGGCGATCCTGTTTATGTTGAAAAATATTTTTTATTAGAGAAAGTAAACAACCTTGTGCACTTTATTGAACGCACACCTAAAGTACCAGAAGAATGGGCTAATGTTGAACGTGATAGCGTGTTTAACATGTCTGTGCGTAATAACACTATTGAATTTAATAGTACTAACTATACACAATTAGAACCAATTGATTATCTAAACTTTAGCTTACCCTGCGGTGGAGATTTGGTTGCTGACTTTAGTACAGTAGGCAAAGATTTAAATTCTTGTTTTTGTACTAACGATTTAGAATTAGTTCGCAGGGGCGAGGTTAAACCACAAACAATATTAACAGATTATATATTCATGCATTTTGATAATACCAAACGTGCAGATATGTATGATGTAAGACGATCATTTTATCATTGGATAGAACAAAATAATTTAGGTAATTATATTGATACAACAGATGCTATGTATACTCCGGGAAGACATATTTTAGGTTCTATTGATGGCCAAATAATTACTGGTAAAGATTTTTATGAAAAAATTATTTCTACAACTCCAGTGTTTTTAGGATACTATATAACAAATGATGACGGGACATTAATTCATGACTGATAAAATCTGCGTATTGCCCTTTACTCATTTGGCTACACATCCACATGGTGGCGCAACACTTTGTTGTATTAGCGATCATACCCATGCAGCTAGTAACGCACGTACTAATGATAAAATATTAAGTCTTAATAAAGATAGTATTGAAAGTGTGATGAACAGTGATTTCTATAAGAAAACTCGCTGTGAGATGCGTGATGGTATTGAACCCAATGCATGTAAGCGTTGCTATGACGAAGAACGTGCAGGTATTAAATCTAAGAGGTTAGAAGAAAATGAAAGATATTTACAAGATAGCAGAGTTATCATCGATAGCATGTTACCCGATGGAACTGTCAATGTTGATTTTCGTTTTATTGAACTCAGACTTGGCAACATCTGCAATTTACGCTGCCGCACTTGTAATCCTGTTAGCAGCAGTAAATGGATCGCTGAATATAAAAAATTACAAAAAGACCTAAACTTTGTTACAGATTATAGTAACATTGAAAAAGGAGAATGGTTCGAACAAGATAAGTTTTGGGATGAATTGTTAGAAAAGAGCAATGGTCTTAAACGCATTTATGTCAATGGTGGCGAACCTACCATGGTTAAAAAGCATTTTCGATATTTGGAAATGTTAATTAAACGAGGCTTGCACCATCAAGTAGACTTATGGTATAATATTAATCTTACACAAGTACCTGAAGAATTAGTTAATCTTTGGAGTCAATTTAAAAGTATTAGTGTTAGTGCCAGTATTGATGATTTAGACAAACGCAATAGTTATATACGCTCAGGCAGCGATTGGAATACAACATTAAATAACTTAAAGAAGTTACAAGGTTATGATTTTATTGACTTAAGTATCGTACAAACTATTAGTACCTACAGTGCATTATATCTCCCAGAATTTTATGACTTTTTTAAAAATCAAATGGGGTTGCACGTACACTTGAATTGGTGTTATGATCCTAGTTATCTAAGCCCATGGACGTTGCCCGAAAATATAAAAAAACAAATAATTATAGATTGTAGTAAAGTTATGCAACCTTGGGATCTACATAACATAGAGCAAACTCTTAGTAAGCCCAGTGATAGTGTTGCAGTTGAAAGATTTTTACAATATACACAATGGTTAGATAATAGTCGTGATGAAAAGTTTGCAGAAGTATTTCCAGAATTAAATAAATTATTAAAGGAGTAAAATTATGACTGAAGCCTTGCCCTACATCTCAGAACACTTAAACTGGTCTGCTTATAGATTGAAAAAAACCTATACTAAAGATCAACTTGAAAAATTGTATGACCAAACAAATACTGCTATCCTTAAACAATGGGATTATCTACATCATATGTTAGCAACTGATGAAAATAGGGTTTTTGAAACAGCAAAGTTAACAAGTCTTAATATATTATCAGACAATATTCGTCAAGCAATTGCTTCTGAAAACTTACATATGGGCATTGCTGACCTTATCAATAAGTTTGAAGAATTAGAACAAAAAAACAATTGCTTGCGTGTAAGATTTTATGATTGGCTTGCTAGTGTTTTTGAAAATTGGGCAAAGAGTTTAAAAGAACGCTCATTTAGAATTACAACACCCTGCGCAATTAAACTGCCTCCACCTAAAGAAGAACTAGATTGGTACCAGGTTATTAAGAAAAAACACAATAGAAAAGATAAACTTACAAACTTACAATACACTAATGGACAAAAAACAAGTTAGTGATAGCAAACATTTTTGTGTTCTGCCTTGGATACATATGCACGTATGGCCCAATGGTAAAACGTTTCCTTGTTGTTTGACACCCTATGAAAATGATATAGGTGATGCAAATATAGGGTTAAAAAAGGTCTGGAATAGCGAAAAGATGCGAGAGTTGCGTCTTAATATGCTTAATGATAAACCCAGTGTAGGCTGTACACGTTGTTATGAACACGAAAGCACAGGATATGAAAGTTTGCGTGTTAATGCTAATAGAGATTATAATCATTGGTTTGATTATGCGTTAAACAACACTAACAATGATGGTTCAGTAGATGAAATGCGTTTAGTTTATCTAGACCTAAGATTTAGTAATCTTTGTAATTTAAGTTGTCGCACTTGCGGTCCAGAATTAAGTAGTAGTTGGTATGAAGATGGTATAGAATTAGGTAATATAACTAAAGATACCCCTAAGTTTCAAAGATTACGTAGCACAGTTGACGATTTATGGAGTGAATTAGAACCTAATTTACAACACGTAGAAGGTATATATTTTGCAGGTGGCGAACCTTTAATGATGGAAGAACACTATCGCATTTTAAATTATCTAATTGACAATAATAAGCTTGATGTAACTATCAATTATAATACTAACTTTACCACATTAAAATACAAAGATCAAGACGTAATTCAATTATGGAAACAATTTAAACGCCCAATACGTATTGGTGCTAGCATTGATGGAATGTTTGAACAAGGCGAGTATATTAGAAATGGATTTAAATGGGAACGTTTTGTTGATAATTTCAAACGATTGAAAAGTGAAATGCCAAACGTTGACATTTATATTAGTTGTACACTAAGTGTTTTTAATGCGTTACATATGCCTAAATTTCATATGTATATGGTAGATCAGGGGTTAATTAAACCCGGTGATTGGGATGTAAATGTGTTACAACACCCAGAACATTATAGATTTCAGATATTGCCGCAACATATTAAAGATCAATTTCTACAGCAATATGAGTCAATGGTATCTTGGTTAGAAAAACAACTAGGTGCAAATCGTGCAGTTAATGGATATCGTAGTGCTATTGGTTATATGAAACAACAAGACTTACACGAACAACAATGGGATAAGTTTATTAATTTAACTAACACCCTAGACAAACTACGTGAACAAGACTTTTATAAAACATTTCCAGAGTACAAACTATGAATTCAGAACAAGCTAAACAAATATTAAAAGATAAAAACTTGCCAGAAAATTTCTGCGTATTGCCTTTTTTAGGTTTAGAATGTAAAACCACAGGTGAAGCTAGTGTTTGTTGTGTACAACAAGAATCAGCAAAAGATATTAACGGAAAACCGTTTAACTTTAAAGATGTTAATATTGTTGATGTGTTTACTAGTAAATGGATGCAAAATATACGCAAAGACTTTTTAAACAATGAACAAGTTAAAAGTTGTTATAATTGCTGGGACGAAGAACGTGCAGGATTAACCAGCAAACGTCTACGTGAAGTTATTCGTTTTCAAGATCGTATGCCAGACGTGATCAACAATCCAGAGATTCATTATTTAGATTTAAAGTTTGGCAACATCTGTAATCTTAAATGTCGTATTTGCACCAGCTTTGCTAGTAGTAAATGGGCTGACGATGAAGTACGCAGTGGCATTGGCAATCAACATCATGCTGATCGTATGATTGAAATGGGAAAGTGGCCCAAGGATAATAATGCATTTTGGGACAATCTTTATTCAATCTCAGACAAAGTTGATACTCTTGAGTTATTTGGTGGCGAACCAATGTTACTTAAAGAACACGCACTATACTTGAACAAATTAGTAGAGATTGGTGGCACAGAAAACAAACTGTTAAGTTATAATACCAATGGCACACAAGATTTGTCACGTTATTATAATGCTTGGAGTAAGTTTAAAAAGGTACAGGTGTTCTTTAGCATAGACGGGGTAGGTGAACGTTTCACATATTTACGTCATCCTGCACCTTGGAATCAAGTCAATAAAAATATAAATGACCTATTAGAACATGGACCAAAGAACATTGAAGTGGCTTTTTTCTGTAGCGTCAGTGCATTTAATATTTGGTATTTAGAAGAAGTAGCAGATTGGGCTGCACAATATTCCAACTGTTACCTACATTGGAACATGGTCTATGCACCAGAACATTATTCTGCTAAATGTTTGCCTTCAGGTGTTAAAACAAAGATACGAGAACATTTGATGCACAGCAAATATAGTGATCAGTTTGAAAACATTATTAAATACATTGAAGATCAAGACAACAGTGATCACTTTCAACAATTTCTAATCTGGACATCTAAAATAGATCAAGTCAGGGAAGAAAATTTTGCTACAACCTTTCCCGAATATGCGAGAATTATACATGAACATCAAAGATAGTAAGACCTTTTGCCCGTATCCTTGGATACATATAATGACACAACCTACTGGTACTGCCAGCTGGTGTTGTGTTGCACGTGACAATTTTAAAAATGATGACGGCACAATGTTTGATCTTAACCGTGGGCATAATATTGCTGATACTTGGAACAGTAATCACATGCGCAAGATTCGTCAACAGATGCTTGACGGAGAAACTGTAAAGGGCTGTGAACATTGTTATGATTTAGAAAATATGGGTTTTCCTAGTTATCGAATTAATTATATACGTGACTGGTTTGAATACAGTGGGCATGGAGAATCAATTATGCAACGCATTGAACGTAGCATAAAAAATGACTATCGTGTAGAAGAAGCACCTTTGTACTTAGATTTTCGTTTAGGAAATCTATGTAATCTTAAATGTCGTATGTGCCAACCGCAAAATAGCAGTCAAATACAAAAAGAATATAAAAGTATTGAATTAGAAAATCAAAATGACGGTAATTTTATTAAACAAAACTTTACATGGGGTCAGTTTGTAGACAACTTAACACCATGGCAAGATGACCCTAGATTCTTACAACAAGTTAGTGAATGGTTGCCTAGCGTAGTTAAGTTATACTTTACAGGTGGTGAACCTACATTGATTGAACGTGTATATTGGATTATGGAAAAATGTGTTGAATTGGGAATAGCACAAAATATTGAATTGGTATTCAATAGCAATATGACTAATATTAAACCACGTTTTATTAATTTAGTAGAAAAATTTAAAAGTGTATTGATGTGTATCAGTGTAGACGCATATGGTTCATTAAATGAATATATCAGAGGTGCAAGTCATTGGAACACAGTTGACAAAAACGTAAGATTGTATTGTGAAAGTAAAGTAGTTGGTAATTTGTTGTTCTCACCTGTTATTCAAGTATATAACATCTTAAACATCACTGAATTACTTGATTACGCAGAAAGTTTAGAATTAGAATATGGTCGAGAAATTCACGTTACATTCTTAATTAATGATTATCCTCGTAGTTTAGACTTTCGTATTTTACCCGATAGTGTAAGAATCAAAGCTATTGATAAATTAGAAGCATGGATTCCTACTAGTAAAGTGTTAACTAAACGTGAAAACAATATGCAGGCTATACAAGCCACAATCAATGCATTAAAAGAAAACCGTCATGACGATTGGGAAGAACAATTAAAGATATTTCACAGATATACCGATTTGTTAGATTTAAAACGTAAGCAAAGTATGAGTGAATCTATCCCTGAACTACATGAATTGTTATATAAAGGTAATGTCTAATGAATACAGCATATATCTTTGGCTGCAGCCACAGCATGGGTAGTGAAATAGAAGCCCCAGGTATAGGGAGTTGCACTCCGTATAACTTAGAAAACAGTTTTACTAGTCAATTAGCAAGAATGCTTGGCTATACTCCTGTAAATAAAGGATTTCCTGGGGGGAGCAACGATTACATTTATAGAATGATACACGAAGTAAACGCAACACCCAATGATTTAATTATTGCTGTATGGACTGGAACTGAACGTATTGAAATTTATGATGAAATATTAGAAGAATGGCTACAGTTTAGTAAAGGTATGGACTTAAGTGCATCAAAGTATACTAAAACACATCAGGCTTTTTATGATTTGTTTGCAAGATTAATGGCTGATAAGTTAGGTATACGCGGGCAATTAAACAAAGTCAAGAACATTATTGCAGGAAACACGTTAGCAAAGCTTAAAAATATTCCTATTGTTAATTTAGATGCTTTTATGCCAATGAATTTTCCAGGGAAAGAATCATTGAATTGGTTATTTCCAGAAACTTCATATTGTGAATGGGCTGAACGTAACAATTATAGTCATACAAGTTGGTATCATTATAGGTTAGATGCACATACAGATTTTGCTAAACTTGCATATAAAGAAATTCTAGATAAAAACTTATTAAAATGACACCGTTAAAAAATTATTGGGCAGAGTTTATTAAACTTAACGATGCCTTAATCATAGATAGAAATCTTGCTAGTAGATTTCAAGCTATACCAGAAGCTCATCCGGGCAATGATAGAAACTATGACAACTATTTTTGGTTAGACGGATGGAGTAGTGATGGACATTGGTCAGTATTGTCTGATTTGCTCAACAATCGTGATCAAGTTAAATACCCAACAGATTTAAAGTCAGGTACAACATTATTTTTCAATACAACAGAAGGGTATTGCACAGACGAGATTTTCAAAGCAATACACGCAACTATTGATTTTTGTAAACTAGATGCCAGCAAATGTTATTATTTTAACTGTGCGACAAACGTACAAGATATATACACAGAATTTTGTGACAATAATAACATAACCAATAGATTAGCTAAATGCTACGAGAACAATTGTTATAATAATTATAATCATAGTGTTTATCGTGACCCAACCATACCTGTAAAAGAATTAGCATATGAAGATAAAAAACTATATTGTTGTTTTAACTGGAATGCTTGGCATCATAGATTAGCAATTATCGCTGCATTGAATTATTATGATTTGATCGATCAAGGTTATGTTACAAGTCCAGGTATTGATAAGTTTAAATATAATCCTGAACAAGATTTTCAATTGTTAGTTAGAGGTAGTCAATCATATTTGATTGGGCAACCTGAATTACCAGACATATTAGATCGATTAAACAATTTAAGAAACAAATATCCGTTGATACTTGATGACAGAACTACGTTTAATCGTAATACAGACTTTCCGTTATATGATTTAGTATATAAAGCGCCGGGTTATGAAGCTAGGATTAACTCATTAATAGAGTTAGTAACAGAAACACGCTTCAACAAAGAACAGTTTTTCAGTGAAAAATCGTTTTGGTCAATTAAATTAGGGAAACCCTTTATACAATTAAACGCAGTACATTCATTAAAAGGTCTACGTAGCCTAGGATATAAAACATTTAGTCCTTATATTAATGAAGACTACGATGATGAAATTGATAATGGTCGCAGAGTGTTAATGATCGCGCAAGAATTGTCACGACTACAAACTTTAAGAATGGAAAAGCCTGCACAATTCAAAGAAATCTATGAACAGATGCAGGCTATTGCAAAATACAATCAAGAAAGATTTTTAGCCAACGCTTTGTAATTTTTCAAAAGACCAATTGTTTAACCAAGTTCCTTCGTTTTTAACAATATCATCAGCAGTTACTTCATATGGACCATGTAAGTGTGGGAACACACAACATGGAACTTGCGGATGTCCGTTACCTATTCTTACAATTTTACCTGTTGCTTTATTGCGTTTCCATTCAATGCCAAAATGACAATTTTCGTCTAATTTTTTATTAGGGTTAACAGCAACAGTATCCCAATCCCACCACTCTTGAACCCAAGCAGGTTGACAGATGCGGTTAATACTTACTGGCTTATCTGAACTTACAACACCCATGCCGCGTTTTTTACCGATATCTTCTATTTCACCGTTTTTATTTAAAAAGCCCTTGTCCCAATCGGGAATTAATTCACCTACTACATCAGGATATGTTTTAGCTATCCACATAACTTCAGCAGGCCAGTCATCATAAATCTCATCTGCTGGAATACCAAAACGTCCAGAACCTTGTGGGTCAGCTCCTGTGAATTTTTTATCAGGTCCAAACTTGTGGAAAGTACTTACTAGTTCACCATCTACAAATTTATTAATAGTTTGTCCACCGTCTGGGGTTTCGTATCGTAAACCTGGTACTACATCTACTGATGCAATTTTAGTATTAACATTATACTGCCAATCAAGTATCATAAATAAACTCCCGTCTAATAAAGTATTTATAACACCTATAAAACAACCAATAAATACCTAATATAAGGACAATACCATGCAAATCATTAAGCATTTAAAAAATAACTTTGGTAATTTTCAAGAATTGAATAATAAATTTGTTGGAACTCCACCATTCCCGATGATAGTTTTAGACAACTTTTTACCTGAAGATTTTGCATTAAAATTAGCTAATGAATGCGAAACTATACCTGATCAGTATTGGACAGAGTTTACACGCAAAGGCAGCTACATGAAAGAATGTAAAAAAGTAGAACATGCACCAGTTGCGTATGAATTTGTAAATCAAATGCACAGTGCATTGGGTATGGAATGGATTTGCAATGTTACAGGAATAAAAGATTTAATTCCTGATCCTTATTTAACAGGTGCTGGTTATAGTCGTAGCTTTACAGGTGATAGTTTAAAAATGCACACTGACTTTAACTGGAATGAACAAATTAAAGTGCATAGAATGCTTAGTTTTATTATCTACTTAAATCCTAATTGGAAAGAAGAATGGGGAGGAGCATTAGACTTCAACGACTTTAATAATGAAAAACGAATTCAACGTATACCACCATTGTTCAATCGTGCAATTATATGGCGTTATCATAAACGTGGCTTTCATGGTTATCCTGATCCATTAACTTGTCCTGAAGGCATGAGTAGAAATACTTTTAGATTATTTTATTATTATAGTGATGCTCAACATAAAACCGATGATCGCCCTCATCGCAGTTTATATTGGTTTGATAAAGAATTAGGAGAACCATATGATATCCCAACTCATAAGTAAAGGATATAACATTAACGATCCTTGGGATTGTGTAACAATATTTGAAAACAAATTAGCAGAATATGCAGGATCAAAGTATGCTGTATGTGTAGATAGTTGCAGTAGTGCGTTATTCTTGTGTATGAAATATTTAAACATTACCGATCAAGTTATCACACTCCCAAAACATACATATGCCAGCGTACCTATGCAATGCATTCATGCTGGAAATAAAATACGATTTGTAGATCAAGATTGGTCAGGATACTACAATTTGGGCAACACGCACATTATCGATGGAGCTGTTTGCTTTAATAAAGGCATGTATGTTCAAGATTCATATTTTTGTGTGAGTTTTCATCATAGAAAAACATTGAAAATAGGTCGCGGTGGTGTTATACTAACTAATAACATTAACTTTGTAAATTGGTGTAGACCTATGATTTACGATGGACGTCATAAAGAAGTTATGCACGATGTTGATAATTATGAATGTATTGGTTATCATATGTATATGACTCCTGAAGAAGCAGTTAAAGGTTTATTGTTGTTAGAAGATATAGCCGATGACAATCCAGTAACAGGTAGTAGTAAAACTTACAAAGATTTATCTAAGCAACCAGTATTTGAGCCATATTTAGCCTAATGAATGTGTACTTTTTTCAATGCCAAGAAGACTTTAACGGCAATATGTATTTGCCTTATAGTTCAGGAATACTTTGGACATATGTAAGTCAACATAAAGATATTACAGATAATTATAAACTAATTGATATCTATTTTGAAAAAATTGATCCAAATTTATATATTGAAAAAATTGTAGACCCCGACGTTGCATTATTCAGTAATTATGGTTGGAACACAACATATCATTTAACTATTGCTAAATTAATTAAAGAAAAATACCCTAATTGTAAAATTATAATAGGCGGTCCTAATGCTCAACAAGATCAAACTTATTTACAAGAGCATAGTTATGTAGATATAAGTGTTTGGGGGGAAGGCGAACAAACTCTTTTAGAACTGTTACGTGCATTACTTAATAACACAGATTTATCTACAGTTAATGGATTAGCCTATATACAAAACAACACATATACACTTACACCTACACGTGAACGATTAAAAGATGTTAACGTGATACCAAGTCCTTATTTAACTGGACTGTTTGATAGTTTTTATGAAAGATATGATTATAACTTTATGCCTGTTTGGGAAACTAACAGAGGATGTCCTTATAGTTGCACATTCTGTGATTTAGGCGCAGATTATTATAGTAAAGTTTATCAGTTTAGTGATGAAAGGTTATTTGCTGAAATTGATTATTTCACTAAAAAGAAAACCGAATACATCGAAGTTGCTGATGCTAATTTTGGCATTATCAAACGAGATTTAGAATTGGTAAAATATATAAGACAGCAACATCTATCTACTGGATACCCAGAAAAGATTAGTGCTACTTGGGCAAAAAGCAGCCCCGATCGTATATTTGAAATGAGTAAAATATTAGATAGTATGAATAGGGGCGGTGTAACATTAGCGTTACAAAGCAGCAATAAAGCTACCTTAATGAACATTAAACGAATTAATATTGCAAATGATAAATTAGCAGAAATCAGTAAACGATATGCCGACAATAATATGCAAACTTATCACGACTTTATTGTTGGGTTACCAGGTGAAACTCTACAGAGTTGGACTGAGGGATTATTAAATGTGTTAGACATTAATCCTGAGGGTTGGATATTTGGGCATCCTCTAGAGGCATACAAGAATACTGAGTTTAGTGATATAGATTATATTCAAAAGCATGGACTAAAATTTGCTTATACACCTCAAGTAAGTTTTTTTGCTAAACGAAATAAGAATATTCCTATTGAGTACGGTAATTATGTAATGGCAACTAACACACTGACTACTGAAGAATATTTGGAATGTTTTTTATTTAAATGGTTTTTAATTAGTAGTCATAGCTTAGGCTGGACTAATCTTTTAAGCAAATCATCAGGTATGAAACTTAGTAGCTTTTACATATTGTTATATGAGTATATGAAAAATAATGATTGTTTAATGCGTGATCAATATTACGCAACCAAAAATGCATTAGAAAATACAATAACCAACAATGATTTTTGGGGCAGACAAATGTTTGGTGACGATGATATATATTGGGATTACGATAGTGCGTCTTGTATAGTATATCAACAAAACAGAAATCAGTTTTTTGCTGACCTGCAAAAATTTATTAAAAAATGTCTACCTGACCTTAATATAAATATCGTAGACGAAATCGATAAGCAAATCGTTAAACCTAATATAGAATTTAAACAATTTTGTATAAACACTTACTGGTACGGGAGAAGAAAGAAAGCATGGAAATGTTAAGTAAAGTTAATTCAAATACGGAATGGGGTACACTAAAAGAAGTTATTCTAGGTAATGCAGAGTTCGCTAGAGTTCCTGTGACCAAATATAAAGATATTCACTGTGTAGACTATGCAAACTATGACATGGTTAATAAATTACCTGGAGGTAGTTATCCTTCACAGGTAATAGAAGAAACCAAAGAAGACTTAAATTTATTTCAAACTCAATTAGAAAGTGTTGGAGTAAAAGTATTGCGACCTGATATTGTTAATCATGCCAAATATCATTCTAGCCCAAATTGGACAACTGATGGTTATTACAGCTATTGTCCTAGAGATAGTGTGTTAGTAATAGGTGACATGCTTATTGAAACTCCAATGGTACTTAGATCACGCTTTTTTGAAACATATGCTTATAGAAATATTTTTAAAGAATATTTTAAAGCAGGTAGCAAATGGATTTCAGCTCCTAAACCTGAATTGTTAGATGAGTTATATGACCGTACAGATTTGAGTAAACCTACACTTACAGACTTTGAACCAGCGTTTGATGCTGCTAATGTTGTTAAGTGTGGTAAGGATTTATTTTATCTTGTAAGCAACAGTGGTAACAAAATTGGTGCACAATGGTTGCAAACTATTTTAGGTGACAAGTATACAGTACACATATTAGAAAATATCTATGCTTACGTACACTTAGATACAAGCATTATGCCATTAGCACCAGGTGTAGTATTATTAAATCCTGATCGTGTTAATGAAAATAACTGTCCGGAATACTTTAAATCTTGGAAAAAGATTTATTGTGAAAAACCTGAAGAAACCCCTTACTTAGAAAACTGGGCTCCTGCTAGCCCATGGTTAGGTATGAATGTTTTAAGCATTAGCGACAAATTAGTTGCCGTAGAAAATCGACAAACTAATATCATTAAACAATTAGAAAGTAATGGCTTTGATGTAATGCCAATTCAAATGCGTCATTGTAGAACATTATCAGGTGGTCCTCATTGCGCTACATTAGATACTGTGCGTGACGATGAATATGGAGATTACAAATGATAAGATTTTTTCGTAATATTTGGTACAAAATTAAATTAGAAATTAGCTATCGTAAAAAGCTTAAAGAATTGCGTAAAAGAGATCCTTTTATCTACAAATGATTTACTATGCAAATGGATGCAGCTATACTTGGGGCGGCTCACTATTCAATTTTGATCATTATAACGTATGGTTGCCCGATCAACCTGCTAGCCACCCCTTTAATCAAAAAAGATTAAAAACTGTATATCCATATCATTTAGGTCAATTAATAAATGCTGATGAAGTTATAAATGATAGTTTAGGTGCTGGATCAAACTATCGCATTGTTAGAACAACACTTGACTACTTTCACAATCTGTTATTACAAGACAAAGATATCTCAAATCATTTTGTAACTATTCAATGGACTGAGCCTAGTCGTTATGAATATTACAGTGAAACAAACAAATCATGGGCACTACTTACTCCTGCATCTATGTTATATGAACACAAAGTATCAAATAACAGTCAAGTATTAAATGATCATGAATATTATTACAAAAATTTTAATTCTAATATACAAGACATTAAAACTTACATACAACATGTAACAACATTAGGTAACTTTTTTAAAGTACATAATATTCCATACTTGTTTTTTAAACACACAGGTTGGGATTATATCTATCAGAAAAATCAATTAGAATATACAAAATTATTATCACAGTTTAATTGGTTAAAAGATGATCCATTGGTTTATAATATGTTAGCATCAAACATAGATACAGTTATAGGTTCACACCCCAGTGAGTTAGGACATAAACAATGGGCTGATATCTTGTTTAATGAAATTAAAAGAAAAAACTTATTATGAAACTTGCAAAATTAAATTTGTTAAATTCAAAATCATTAGATGATATTTTATCATACAGCACATCATATCCTAATGAAATAAATTATACAACTGATTTTTTTGGGCACGATGATATTAAATATTCTGATTCTTGGCAGAAAGAACATTTTAATTATAAAATAAACAATTATGGATTTAGGGGAACTGATTTACCCAATAGTACCGATATAGCAGCATTTGGCTGTAGTTTTACTTTTGGTACTGGATTGCCTGAAGAAATGCTATGGCATAGATTATTGTCTGTAGAATTAAATAAAACCTCTGTAAATTTTGGATTGCCTAGTAGGTCTATATCTTCAATGATTGATATGTTTTTAATATTATCACAACATATACAAATAAAAAATGCTGTTTTCTTATTCCCTAGTTTAACCAGATTACAAATAGCAAAAAATCACCCAAATTTAGATATACTTACACATCTTAACATATGCAATGATGTTAATTCGGCTGTAAACAAAGATTTTGGTGTTGATTCGAGTGATATATATCGATCCATACCTTTAGAAGATATGTATAAAATTTGCAAAAACCAAATTTATCTGCTAGACTATATAGCAAGATTGAGGAATATATCCATATACATTAGTTCATGGGAAAATCAAACATATAATTTTTTAAAATTAATGGAGTTAGAGTCTATTGTATTGTTACCTGAGTGGACTTCACAATATGTACCAATAGATGACAAAGCACGAGACAAAAAACATCCTGGACCTCTGCATCATGTTAAATGGATGAATCAAATTAAAGGATTTATTAAATGAATCATATAGGATTAAGTTGCGGATTTCACGATGCAGGTTTAACTGTTATCAGTGCTGACGGCGAAATAAGATTTGCCAGTCACAGTGAGCGTTATAGTAAAGTTAAACACGATAAAGACCTATGTACTGAAATAGTAGAAGATGCATTGAATTATATGCATGGTCCCTATACACTTAATTACTATGAAAAACCCTGGTTAAAACTATATCGTCAATTTCGTGCAGGACAAGATTTAACTTATCCAAGTGCTAAAAAAGTAATAGGCACAAAAGTGTTGGATTGTTTTGATACACAACATGTAAAAACACATAGTCATCACAAATGTCACGCTGCTGCTGGATTCCAAACAAGTCATTTCACTGACGCAACCGTAGTTGTTATTGATGCTATAGGTGAAATGGACACAATTAGTATATGGGACGCACGTTACAATCGTCATGGCATAGCACAGTACAAAAAACTATGGAGTAAAAGTTATCCTGATAGTATAGGTTTATTCTATAGTGCTATGACAAAGCGTGCGGGGCTTAAACCATTAGACGAAGAATATATTCTCATGGGCATGGTTGCTTATGGAAGCAGTACATTAGCAGACATAATGAAGTTTGAAGTATTAGACAGTGCTAAAAACTTTCAATTTAAAAATAATCTACATATAGGCGTAGATGACAATTTCATGTCACATTTAAGTGACATGGATATTGCTGCTTGTACACAAAAGATCACAGAAGATTTAATATGTAATGTTATGAAACTTGCTGTTAAACTAGGTCGTAGCAAGAATTTAGTATATGGCGGCGGCGTAGCACTTAACTGTCTAGCAAATAGATTGTTAGGTAATTATTTTAACAAGATATGGATTATGCCTAACCCAGGCGATGCTGGCAACAGTTTAGGCGCAGCAGCATTAAGTTATGGTAAAGAAGTAGCATGGCGCGATGCTTTCTTAGGTCATGAAATTAAAGGTCCATACCCCGTTGAGAATATTATTTCTGAATTAGCAGTAAATAAAATGGTAGGTGTTGCTAGTGGACGTAGTGAGTTTGGACCAAGAGCATTGGGCAATCGCAGTTTATTAGCAGACCCACGTGGAACTGAAATTAAAGATATAGTAAATGAAATTAAACGCAGACAAAAATTTAGACCTTTCGCGCCTATCATACTTGAAGAAATGGTACATGACTATTTTGTTATGCCCCGTCATTGGAATGATAGTAGATATATGCAGGTTGTCGCCCCTTGCAAGTTTCCTGACTTATATCCTGCTATCGTACACGCTGATTATAGTAGTCGTGTACAAACAGTGCCTAACGATGGCAGCGGCATTAGAAAATTATTAGAACGTTGGTGTGAAATTACAGGTTGCCCTATGCTATTAAACACGAGTTTAAACATACGTGGCGAACCAATGGTAAATGATCGGGTCGATGCTGATCGTTTTGAAAAATTATACAACCTTAAAGTCTGCTCATAAGTAATCTACATGCTTAGAGATGTATTTTACTACGGCAAAAAGCCAAACGTTCATCCACGTGAAAGATATGCTGAATCATTTGAAGATGCACGTAGACAAGCAACAACCGAACATTTTTGGATAGTCAATGAATTTTGTGACTATCGTGGATTCGATTGGGATTTTGATTTTGAATTATTACCTGACGAAGATGTTTGGGCCGAAGCACATATAAACATATGGCCTAGTATACATCAAAAAGATAGTGGTACTTGGCTAGTTGCTAATAACGATAGTGAAGTAAAAATATATCGTGCGGACGTTGAACCACTAAAAAGAACAAATGAAAAACACAATTGTTGGGTAGTCAACGATAAGATAGACGAAACTAAATTTGATTTGACGTGGCATCCTGATCCTACAGAACCACCTTATATCTATAAATGGGGTTCACGTTTTTATCCAGTGCAAGTAAAAGCCTGTTTAGAATATCATACACCAGGTGCTACCGATATAAAATACATGCCATATGGCGTTGAATTATTACCTGAATGGGATCGCTGGGAAATTCCTGATAATGTAGATAAATCAAATTTTGATTTCACATGGCGTCCCGATCCACGTGAACCTGCATATATCTATGAATTTGGTACACAATGGCATACTAACGGTGGACCTAGATATATTTGTGATAATGCAACTGAAGTAAAGTATACTGGTATAAACTGTAAAGTTAAAGAAACTACAGATAATTGGGAAGTTTTAACACAGCGTAAAATAAAGAATTTTGATTATAGTTGGCATCCTAGTAATACCGATGAACCTTATATCTATGTATTTGGTAATCACTATTATCCAGCAGAAGTACTGCCTACAATTCAATATGTTGTGCCAGGCGCTACACAAATAAAATATGTACATGATATTGTAGCAACATTAGATGTAAACATAGGAAATTGGGTAACACATGAAGATGTTATTGATTTTGATTATAGTTGGTTCCCGCACCCTAATGACCCACCTTACATTTATCAATGGGGTAACAAATTTTATGGCAGTGATTTAAAACCAACTGTAGAATATATTGTTCCTAACGCAACTGACATTAAACATATGTCACAAGATGTTAAACTTAAACCAACAAATAACTGGACTGAATATTGTAATATTGATAAAAATAAGTTTGATTATAGTTGGCGTCCTGATCCAACAAGCCCTCCCTATATCTATGTATGGGGTAATAAACACGTGCCTGGAGTTGTAAGCCCTACTATTGAATATACTGTAGAAGGCGCTAGCGAATATAAGTTTGTTTCAGACGATGTTGAAGTATTACCCGAGTTAGATAAATGGAACATTATTGATGATATTGACTTTAAAAAGTTTGACTTTACATGGAGACCTAATCCTAAAAGTCCGCCATATATCTATGCATGGGGCAATAAACACGTTAGTGCTGAATTAAAACCCACAATTGAATATATAGTTCCTAATGCTACAGAATATAAGTTTATGGATGAACTTGTAGAAGTATTGCCTCAAACTGATCGTTGGGTAATGTATCAGCAAATTGACAAAACTGAATTCGATTTAACATGGCGTCCTGATCCAACAAGCCCACCCTATATCTATGTATGGGGTAACAAGTATATTGCAGGTGAATTGCAACCTACTATTGAATACCATACTCCTGGGGCAACTGAAAAAAAATATATGCAAGAACCTCTTAAGGTACTTCCTATCAGTGAAAACTGGAAAATACTACAAGAAATTGACAGAAGTAAGTTTGATTTAAGTTGGCGTCCAGACCCACGTGAACCTGATTATATCTATGTATGGGGTAACAAATATATACCTGCTGAATTAGAATCAACATTAGAATATCATGTGCTAGGTGCAACTGAAATTAAGTACATGGGCAATGTTGACGTTGAACCACAATATGATCGTTGGAACATTCTTATACCTGTTGACAAAAGTAGTTTTGATTTTACTTGGAGACCTGATCCACGTGAACCTGCATACATTTATGTATGGGGCAACAAATACAACGATGCACAACGTGAACCTACAATCGAGTATCATACACCAGGTGCAACACAACGCAAGTACATGAATGATAGGGTAGCTACTACACTACCTGACATGGATAATTGGACAACACATATACCTGTAGAAAGTTTTGATTATAGTTGGAGACCTGATCCAAAAAGTCCTCCTTATATCTATGTGTTTGGTAACAAATGGAACGATCCTGCGACTGAACCTACAGTAGAATATAACGTCAAAGGTGCCACTGACTACAAATATATTTCAGATATTATTGCTATTACTAAACCTAATTTACAATATTGGCAAATTAGTAACAATGATGACTTAGAAACATTTGACTTTAGTTGGAGACCTAATCCTAAAAGTCCACCTCAAATATATCAATGGGAAAATAATGGACCTAGATATATAATGCCTGACGCATCAGATGTTGTATTAATGAAATATGACACATTGAATCAACGCACACAAGTTAAACGTTACCATATTAAAACTACACTTGAAGATTTGATTAACGAGCATAGTGATGAGGTGTTTTGGGCTATAAACCCTGATTTAAATTATAGCAAATTTGATTTTAGTTGGAGACCAAACGAAGAAAACTTTAGACACATTAACGTGTTTGGTAACGAATACAGTAAAGACACACAAACGTATTATGTTAACGGTCCATTGTATATGATGGGGCATCATGAATACAATTATGTAGAAGGTCAAAAAGTAGAAATTGATAGTAACTTGTCAATGTTTTTTGTTGATCGTAGTAACGAAGAAAGCACAGCTAGATTTAATGAACTTAAAGCACGTTATCCGCAATTACAAAAAACACGTTATTTAAACAGTTGGGTAGATACAATTAATCGTTGCTTAACTAGAGCCACAACTAACTTATGCTGGATACTAAACAGTGAATTGGATTATAGTGATTTTGATTTTAACTTTTATCCAAGCCCTTGGCAAACAAAAATGATACATATTTTTGGTACTCAGTGGAATCATTGGGGTACTACATTCATGATTAACAAGGAAACTTTCCATGAAGGCACACAATATCTTAAGTTAATCGAACATGCCAATCCTTTAAACTTTGTAAAAAGCAAACGTGCAAAGGCTAACACTTGTTTATATGATGTTGTATTAGTCGACCATGAAAATAATGAATTAGATGATGTTAAAAAGTTAATTAAAAGTAAAACAGGAAAAACACCTACAGTTATTAAATATAACAGAACTTATCTACAAACATTTAAAAATTATTTAAAAACACTATTAGTTAAAAAAGAACACTATGTTTGGATTTGCAGTAGTATTTGTGACTACACCAACTTTGACTTTAGCTATATTGCAGATCCTTTTGCAAAAGATCAGTTACACGTATTTCCTAGCAATAAACAAAAGTTTGGCGATACATTTTTAGTAGACGTTAATAAATTTATTAGTTTAGTAGATGACATGGCTAAACTAGAAGATTACAATAAAGTAAATTTTAATCAAACTCAACGTGTTAACAGATTCCCTGCCCCAGTAATACAAGTAAACGAAGACACACACGTTAATTTAACCAAGTATGAATTTGAATTTCCTTATGCTATATTTGAAACAGAACAATATAATATAGAAGATCAAGAACCATTAAATCTTTGGGAAGAAGAAACTAAAAATATTCTTATTACAAGCAATGGTGGAACACGTATTATTGTACCCAGAGAAATATACGATTATCCGTATATTAAGGAATTATACGATTTTCCGTATATTAAAACAGCAAGTAAGTTAATGGATTCACATCCAATGGACATTGTGTTTTTAAGCAATGGCGAAAAGAATGCCGAAGAAAATTATGAACATTTGTTACATGTAACTAAGAAACGTAAAAACAGAGTAGTACATGTAGAGGGTGTAAATGGTCGTGTTAATGCTTACCACGCATCTGCTACAGCAAGTCTTACCCCATGGGCATTTACAGTATTTGCTAAATTAAAAGTAGATGAAAATTTTAATTGGGATTGGCAACCAGACAGATTGCAAATACCTAAACATTATATTTTTATTGCAAAAAATCCATTGAATGGTTTAGAATATGGACATCAAGCTACGATTGCTTATAATAAAAAATTAGTTTTAAATAATCCAGGTTTAGGGTTAGACTTTACATTAGATGATCCACATGAAACAGTAGATATGTTAAGTGGGGTAGCTAACTTTAACACCGATAAATATTCTACGTGGCGTACAGCATTTAGAGAAGTAATAAAATTAAAAGCTGACTTTGAGGATATTAGTCAAGAAAGATTAAACACTTGGCTAACTATAGCAGAAGGAGAATTTGCTGAAGACTGCTTACAGGGCGCCAAAGACGCAGTTGCTTATTACAATGAAGTTAATGGTGACATTGACAAGTTAAAACTAAGTTATGAATGGGAATGGCTAAGAAATTATTATGATAATAAATCCAGTAGATGATATTAAAGATTTATTCATTGTAGAAAATATTTACTCTGATGAATTGATAAATCAAATACAGTCAACAAATTTATTATCTTACTCACATACTACAGTTAGTTGGCAAGAGCATGTGCCTAGAAAATTGCTTATATTTGATGACAGTGATATATTAGCACAACTTAATAAAGAATTACAAAGTAAGATTTCTATAATATCTGAATATATTAATGTTGATATTAAAAATGTTTCTACAAATATTTGGATAGATGAGGGACAACTTGAAGGCAAAATGAATATACATGTGGATAATCCTGGAGTTGGTGTAGCCATGCAAATTTACTTATTACCAAATGATGTTAATTTGGGTACAAAATTTTATTATGATTGCAGTCCAGATTGGTTATCTGGAACATTAAGATATGATTTTCCGTTTAAAGTAAACAGTGGGTACATTATGATAAACGGACCAAAACAATATCATGGCCCTCCCAAAATAATTCCCAATGGCACTATACGTTGTAGTTCTTATAGTTTATTCACATAAGGCATAAATATTAGCACGCCGCTAAACCTTTCGGTGTATAGTAATTAGGTAAGACCTAGGGCGTAGTTAGGATCCAGTTGATTTGCGCAAATCAACACTCTGATAGCTACAGAGGGAAAAGATAAACCGATATTATGAATATTAGCAAAGAAACAATATGGCACTTTGTGTGCAAAGAATGTAAGAATTGGTGGAGCATAGCTAATAGCGATAGTTGGCATCCAAAAAAGTTGTATTGTCCACACTGTGGTGTTATAAATAGATATGAAGAAAACTTGACGGGGTATACACCGCAATCTCCCAGTGATGGGTCTGGCCGTGAAAGGATTTGAGTTTTCTTCATATAGTTTAACGGCGTAAACATTGAGTGTAAAATTGGACCAGACGGGAAGTGCGACTCTTCCCCACCTCCACCAAAAGCATATTGTTAGTCGTCTGTAGCGGCGCTCAAAAAGAAACACAGTATGCTTCTGATGGGGGTGCGTAGGATCGATGGACAAAGAATAAACTTAATGCGCCCGAGAGGCGACTGACGATATCAGCGCAAAAACGTTAAATGCAAACGATAGTGCATACGCCTTAGCCGCCTAAAAACTAGCTATAGCCGGGGTTGGTAACCTTGTCAAATAATAACCAGGAAAGGCTCGCAAGAGCCTTTCTTTTTATAAATATTGGTATGCAACAAATACAAGCTAATTTCGTTCCCTATATTGACAGATATGAAGGCGCTTCGGTCAACATCAATAAGATCATATTTGACTATGAAGTAATCAAAGATAAATTAACTGACGTAGTTGATCATGGAAACTCAGTTTTGGTACAAAAGAAATTCCATATATTAAAAAATGGAGTTTTTGATACTGCTATAGATAACGTATCATATACTCAGGGGATTATAGATTATCTACAAAAGCGTATTAATTTTAATAGTGTGACATATAGAAGCATACAACCCAATACTTGTTATAACTGGCATTATGATACTGGTGGATTATGTTACCATATCCCAATAATTACTAATGCTGGCTGTTGGTTTGTATATGAAAATCGTTCTTTTAGTATGCCAGCTAATGGAACAATTTATGCTGTAAATTCAAGCAAAAATCACACTTTTGTTAATGCAGGAAGTGAACCTAGAATACATTTAACCTTTGAAGTCCTATAGACTAAATAATAGATGAACCTCAAAGAGTTACATTCTTTTAAGCTATCAGACGCAGTTAAGTTCCACGATAAGTTGAACCCAAAACTTTTTCACGGGCAGCATTTAGATTCAATAGTCAAAAAAAAGCTATTAGTTATAGCAGAAGATTTTTTAAGTGAGTTAGGAATTAGTGATTTAAAAGTTAAAGATATTACAGTATCAGGATCTAATGCTGCCTATTCTTATACCCCGCATAGTGATTTGGATTTGCATATCTTAGTAGATATGAATGAATTAGATAATAATGAAGTTTACAAAGAATTGTTTACTGCTAAGAAAAATATCTATAATGACACACACGATATCAAAGTCAAAGACATTCCAGTAGAATTGTATATACAGGATAGTAATTTACCTGTAGTTAGTTTAGGTGAATATAGTTTATTGCAAAATAAATGGTTAAGATTGCCTACAAAACGTAGAGCGAATTTAGACCAAACAGCTACTAAGTCAAAATATGAAAAGTTAAAAAGTTTGGCTGACCGTGCATTACAATCAAGAAGTTTACCTAAAATTAAAAAAGCAATTGACAAAATTAAAAAATATCGTCTAGCTGGCTTAGATAAAGCAGGTGAGTTTAGTCCTGAAAACCTAGCATATAAGATGTTGCGTACACAGGGATATATTCAAAAGTTATTTGACTTACGTGATAAGTTACATAGTGAAAAGTTAAGTTTTGAAACTATGTATCAAAATCCATTAAAGCAAGATGTAACAGAAAACTTTAACCAACCTTATCCAATAAAATGGGAAAAAAGTGAAGTCGGCAATTCACAAGATGCTTTGGCTACACTAGACGACGGCAGTCCATTATCAATAATGTTTAATGATGTAGGTAATGATCAATGGCAAGTGGAGTTCTATAGAAATAACAGTCAAGGAATTACTGGAAAAGGTGATTCCCAAAGAGTCTTTGCCACTGTACTAAATGCTATTAGTAAATTTATTAAAAAGAATAAACCTAGTACTCTATTTTTTGGCTCAGTAAGAAAAGAAGATCCTAAAGGTAGCAGAAAAAAACTATATGATAGATTAGTTCAAAAATATGCTAATCAATTAGGATACGATGTAAACAAAGTAGAACATCCTGAAACAACAGATTTTAATTTAATACGCAAAGATCAAAGTGTGACGGAAGCCTCAGGATATATTCCAAAATTATTGTATCATGTAACTCCCACTAAAAATATAAAATCAATCGCCAAAGAAGGTTTAAAACCCGGCATAGGAGACAGATCAAATAAAATAATGAGAGAAAAATCTGGAATCTATGTATTCCCTAGCAGGATGGCAGCAGAAGATGCAGTGATGAATTGGTTAGGTGATGAATTCGAAGATGAACCATTAACGATGCTAAAGATAGATACCTCTGGATTGGAAGATCACATTTCTAAAGGTGCAGGATATGAATTTATTATTGACACTATTATTGAACCTAATAGGATAAAGAAAGTCAACATATCACTTGAAGAAGCCTCAGGATACATTCCCAGTTATGCCCAAAGAAACGATCCAAGATTTAAAACGGCATTGACAGTTGATGTAAAACCTGATAGTATAAAAAAGAATGCTAAAGCATTTGGGTTTAAGACAAGTAGAGCAGGCATACCCCCACAGGCAAGACCAGACGGAAAGTTCTAATGTTAGAGTTTGACACTGCCCTAGAAGCGCAAAAGGTTCACGCGCAAATACGGGCTAAAATGTCTGAAAATGAATTTTTACGTTTTAAACGTGATCTTTGGGCTATATCTAATAATATTGATAAGATGATAAGCGAATTATCATCTATGGAAGTCAAAGCCCGTCAAACACGTAATTCAAGAAACTTGGTCTCACAACGTGAAAAAATTCTTGACGCCATACAACTTTTGGACAAATTGATTACGTTCCAAATTTTACTTCAATAATATCAAATACTTACGTAGCCAAAAAGTTCTTGCATTTTCCTGCAAAATCCGTATAATGTACATATAGGTTGATTGTTTTTTTAACAGAGGATATTTATATGGCGACAATTTCAGATAACAACACTATTACTAGTGTACAAGCACGTAAGTCTTTACTTGCTGCATTTAAAGTACAACGTCCAGTATTTTTATGGGGTCCTCCCGGTATCGGTAAATCTGAGGTTGTCTCAGAAATTACTAACGAATTGGGTGGTCTTATGATTGACTTGCGCATGGCGCAAATGGAACCAACTGACATTCGAGGTATTCCTTACTTCAATAAGGATAACGGTAAAATGGACTGGGCTCCCCCAGTTGATTTACCTGACGAGGAACTTGCTAGTCAGTATCCCATGGTTGTCTTATTCTTAGACGAATTCAATTCGGCTCCCCCAGCTTGTCAGGCTGCAGGTTATCAGTTGATTCTTAACCGTCGTATAGGCAAATACAAACTGCCCGATAACGTTGTTATCGTTGCAGCTGGTAATCGTGATACTGACAAAGGTGTTACTTATCGCATGCCTATGCCGTTAGCTAATCGTTTCTTGCATTTGGAAATGCGAGCAGACTTTAACAGTTGGCAGACTTGGGCTGTTAATAAAGGCATTCACGAGGATGTTGTTGGTTACTTAAGTTTTGCTAAACAGGACTTAAACCAATTTGATAGTAAATCTTCTAGTCGTGCATTCCCAACTCCCCGTACATGGTGTTTTGTGAGCGATTTAGTTAAAGATAAAGACATTGACAATGACACTTTGCATAACTTAATTGCAGGTGCGGTTGGTGATGGACTTGCTATCAAGTTTATGGCGCATCGTAAAATTTCTAGTAAAATGCCTAACCCAGCTGATATTTTGGCAGGTCTGATAACTGATCTTGCAGTTAAGGAAATTTCTGCAATGTACTCATTGACCGTTTCAATGTGTTACGAACTTAAAGATGCACTCGACAATAAAAAAATTGATCGTAAAAAGTTCCACGAAATGGCTAACAACTTTATTACTTACATGATGAACAATTTTGAAACAGAATTGGTTGTTATGGGCGCACGTATTGCTCTTAAAGTTTATGGTCTTCCAATCGAGGCTTCTCAATTAAAATGTTTTGACGATTTTCATAAAAAATTCGGCAAATACATTACTGAGAATGGTAAAGATTAATTAAGGAAATTTATGAAAAATTATACTCTTATTATGGCGGTATCTAGTGCATTGCTAATTTCGGCGTGCGCTAGTTCTCCGAAAAAGCAACCAGTGTTGGTCGAAGCCGCACCCCCAATTAAGTTATCTAAATTGGATCCAGACGAGCGTCAGGCTGAAATCAAACGTGAAAAATCTATTGCAGAACGCAAAATGGTTGTAACTGATATTCCTGATTGGTTCCTTACCCCGCCCAAATCAGATGAAAATGTGTTATATGCGGTAGGCACTGCTACTAGTACAGACCTTGCTGTAGTTGTTGAAAAATCTATTTTAGATGCTAAAAGCCAATTAGCCGATCAAGTTAATGGCAAAATCAGTAACAACACTAGGCAGATTATCAAAGAGGGTGACGGTGGTCATAAACCATTATCTTCATATGAGCGTGCTACTACAAACGTTACCTTGCAGACTGCTGTAAAAAATTATGTAGTAGAACAAAAAAGCATTCATCCTACTGAAACTGGGTTCCGTGCTTATGTCTTAGTAAAATATCCAATTGAAGATTCTAATTCATTAGGTACTTCAATTGATAACTTTAAGGCTATGAAAGAATTGGAACAGCAAGTAAAGGATAATGATAAGCGTGTGCTTGAGGATGACGCCAAATCATATCCGTTACCTAAATAATATTTAGGAGTAACTTATGAAACGTAGTCTGTTGGGTTGTGTTGCACTTATTTTGGCTAGCGTATGCAAAGCTGAAGTAATGGAATTGGATCTTGAGGCTCATTACAAAATGAGTGAGCATGATAGTATTGCCCAAGCAAGAAATTATTGTATTGCCGATGCAAAACAACAGGCTGCGAATTATGGTTCTAGTTTTGTTGAAACATCATTATCAGTTAATGAATCCGAATCAGTAAATGGCAATGTTGTTTCACATGGAACTACCCAAACACATTCACTAAGTATTGATTTAATTACTGCCAAATTGTTGGAAGAAAACATTATAACAGAAAATAATACATTAACATTTTATTGTACTGTACATACTAAGTTTGATCCTGACGATGTAAAAAATAAAATAGAAACTTTGGTTAACAATAAAAAGTTAGAGAAACAGTTAGATGAACAATCTTACCAAATATCTCAACTTAAAAAAGAATTAATACAAACTAAAGAAACTTTGGCATCGTCAGTACCTATTTTCTACACAAAAGAGCGCCCTGACTACGACCCATTTCCGCAACCCTACGAAACGTCTGCTGAAAAACAAATCAGATTAGACCGTGAGAAAATGGCTAAAATGGCAGAAAATGACCCAAATATTGACAATTATCCGATTGCGGTAAATGTAAAATACCCAAATTGTGTACTCTTTCATAGGTACTTGATTCATAACGACCACGGGTGGTTCTGGTATACGTGTGCCCCGTGATAAAACTTGACTTTTACCCAGATTTTAGCTATAATATATACAGAATTGAACAAAAGGTGATCTATGAGTGATGTAATTGGTTCTAAGAAAAAATCAAAACATAATCAAAATTTTGAAAAGTTAAAGGGTCCAACTGACCCAAAAATTGATGCATTAGCACGTGATCGTTTAATTAGCGCACGTATTGGATTGCTACTTAAACATTCGTTTTTTGGTAACTTGGCAACCCGAATGAAACTTACTAACGCCGATGAATGGTGTAGCACTGCTGCTACTGATGGGCGTCACTTTTATTATAACTCACGTTTCATACAGTTATTAAAAAATAAAGAAGTTGAATTTCTTGTGGGTCATGAAGTGTTGCACGTTGTGTATGATCACCTTGCACGCCGTGGCAAACGTGACCCAATAGTGTGGAATATTGCTAACGACTATGCAGTCAATGCCGATCTTAAAAAACAAAAAATTGGCAACTTTATTACATCAGTGCCTTGTTTGTATGAACAAAAATATGATGGCAAAATTAGTGAGGAAATTTATGATGACCTCATGAAAAATGCCCAACATATTGATATGAATACATTGATCGATAAAATGATCGATGAACACATGGAAGGTGATGGTGAAGGAGGCGGCGATGGCGAAGGTGATGAAAACGGCGATAAAAAAGGTAACGGTCGCCCAAAATTAACTCCTGAGGAACGTGAGGAAATTCGCAAAGAAATAAAAGAGGCTATACTCAATGCTGCACAGGGTGCTGAACCGGGTTCACTTCCCGCAGGTGTTGATCGTTTGATCAAAGATATGACTGAATCAGTTATGCCGTGGCGTGAATTGATTCAGAATAATCTAACAAGTGCAATTAAAACTGATTTTAGCTGGATGCGCCCTTCACGTAGAAGTTGGCATATGGATGCTATCATGCCCGGTATGACCCCAGGTGAGGAAATCGATGTAACTGTTTTTATCGATCTTAGCGGATCTATTTCAAATGAACAGGGTAAGGAATTTTTGTCTGAGGTTGCAGGCATGATGCAGGCATTCGACGGTTATAAAATTAATATCGCATGTTTTGATACTCAGGTATACAACTATCAAACTTTCACTAGCGAAAACTTAGATACTGTTGATGACTACCAACTAGTTGGTGGCGGTGGCACCGACTTTGATTGCATCTTTAAATTTCTTAAAGAACAAGGTAATGTGCCGAATCGACTGATTGTCTTTACTGATGGTTATCCGTTTGGTTCGTGGGGTGACCCGGACTATTGTGATACGACATGGATTATTCATGGTGATCCGAATCCTAATCCCCCGTTTGGTACTTACGCAATTTACGATGATCATAAAAAGCGTTGAGGAGATATACATTTATGAATCTCCTGACGGCGGTAAAACAGTTTATCGCCGTCTACCTAACTCTAATAATAGGGAAATGATTCAAGAGGATCCTGAACGTAAGTATATTCAACAATGGAATTACTGGCGCGATATACTTAAAACTGCTAGAGATAATCCAACGTTAGATGATGCTGTAAAAAAAGCTGAAATGATATATGAACTCGTTAAAAATAGATGATGCTTTAGAATTAGATATTAATACATGGTTTACTGAAAGAGCAGTAAAAGACAACCCTATACATTTTGTTAAAGCTAATACACCATTAAATCATAGTTCTTTAATTTGGGTGTTAGAAACTCTTAAAGGTAGATATTATATTGGTGAAGAAAGGTCTATTAATGATCTTTTCGGTTTTAATACTGTTTCTTATATATATTTTGAAGATCCAACAGAAGCCATGTATTTTGATTTGCGTTGGTCTTAATAAATATTCGGGTAAGATTAAATACTGTTAAATATTCACTACGCATAGGAGAATATTTATATGGCATTTTTAAGACACGTTGGTAAACATGGCGACAGAAAAGTTGCAGTAGTTTTCCGTGAAGTTCCAGGCGAGCCACACATGGCTCTAGTAGTGTATACTCAATTATTAAATCAAAATATACACGATCCATTGATTCAATGTATTGATAGTGATATTGGGCAAAACAGCAAAGACCTTGCTGACGCATTAAATCGTACACATACACGTGACGGTAAAATCATTCTTCAAGTATTGCATAGTGAAGGCATGTTGAAGAAAGTACAAACAGAACAAATCGTTATGACACCATCTCCTAATCAACAGATTAGACTCGATGAATTGAATAAAATTCTTGACGAAATGGAAAAGGGCGAAGATGCTGTTAAACGTATGGCTGAATTAGACAGTCAACGCGGTATGCAAGACCCTGCGCAAGTAGCACGTAGAATGCGTGAAGGTCGCGATGCTCAAACTGCTCCAGTAGTTGCAGCTAGCGGCGATGCTTTAGGTGATACAGCATTGGCAAATAATTTGCGTCAACAAGCTGCTAAAATGAGTGCCGAAGCAAAAGGATTATTAGCAGAAGCAGAAAGAATGTTGAAAGAAGCTGAATTTCTTAACCCAAGTTCTGTAGCAGCACCTAGTGTTGAGGCACCCGCAAAAGTTAAAAAAACCAAAGCGAAGAAAGTTAAAGTAACAGTATAAGAGTAACATGTCACCAGATTTTATTAAAAAATGGGAACACATATTAGAAGATGTTGAAAAGCAAAAAATTCCTGTGGAGTTTATTAAAAAATTAATTATTAAACTTCACGGGAAGCGTCAACAAACTATTAATATAGCAAAACTACTTAATCAAGGTTTAATCCCTGAACAAGTTGAAGATGCAGTTTCACGTAAGCTAAATGAAATGGATGCTGAAATAATTGGGGTAGAGTTTATTCTCAATGTAGAAAATGTAGCAAAAGTTGTGCAACCTGAAACTGATAAGTTATTAGGTAAACTTTAACCAATAAAATTGATATAAAACAAAAACTTATGTACTATAATAATATGAACAAAGTTATAGTACATAGGTTTACTATGAGTGACGTAGAAGACCCTGAATTATTTGCCGCTGAACCTATTTATAAATGGCAACAAACAGAACATGGTAGATGGGTCATGGAACGTTGTAAAGATTGTGTATTTTTTACAAACCCTAGCCAATATTCTTGGGGATATGAAATTGCCATACAGGCTGTGTTTAATGATACTGATTATATGATGTATAGGTTAAAGTGGGAATAATAAATTTTTTAAAACGACAAAAGATTGATTGGTATGTAAAATGGACAGGTAGTTCATTTAGCTTACTTACAGTTTTTCTTACTAGCGCAGACTTAGTTCCATACAACAAATGGAGTGGACTAATAACAGCTATACTATGGGTTACATTAGGAAATCTATGGCGTGAAAGATTTATGATTTATCCTAATTTAATATTTGGTTGTTTGTATCTTTTAGGTTTACTTAAAAGCTATGGGATTTTATGAAATTCTTAGTCACTGGTGGTTTGGGATTTATAGGACACAATATTGTTTCTAAACTAGAAAGTTTAGGACATGAAGTTGTTATATTAGATTTAAAAACCAACTATGGCATTATCCCAGAAACTGAATTAGATTACTTAATAGAACAACGTCAAAGTAAAATTAAAACAACACATATTAGTTATAATAGCATTTCCAATCGTAAAGTCGTACAAATGCTACTTGACAATACTAATTTTGATGTTGTAATACACACAGCAAGTTTCCCAAGACAAAAAGTAGTAAACACTAATCCACAACTAGGCAGTCGTGTAATGATTGAAGGCTTGCTTAATCTATTAGAATACAGTGTGATGTTTGGTGTTAAGAAATTTGTACACTTAAGCAGCAGCATGGTCTATGGTGACTTTGACGATTATATATCAGAAGACAGTGTGTGTAATCCAATTGGTACATATGGCATATTAAAATTGTCTGGTGAATGGCTAGTTAAAGATTACTGTAAAAACACAGATTTAAAATATACAATCATAAGACCAAGTGCTGTGTATGGACCATTAGATGTTAATGACAGAGTAGTAAGTAAATTTTTAACATCAGCACTTAATGGTGAAGACCTAATAGTAAATGGTGTTGATGAAAAACTTGACTTTACTTATGTCGATGATTTAGTTGATGGCATTGTATCAGCAAGTACAACTGATATTAGCAATAACAAAACTTACAATATGAGTGGCGGCAATGCGTCAACCATATATGAATGTGCTGAACTAATACGAGAACTAGTTGGCAACAATAACAATATTGTTATTAAAGATAAGAACAATCAATACCCAAGTCGTGGCGCATTAAATATAGTCAAAGCAGTACTTGAATTAAAATATAATCCAAACACTGACTTGAAAACAGGATTAACAAAATACCATGAATGGCTCATACAAAATCCCACACTTTGGGCTAGATAGACAATATCGTAACCTGTCAAAAGAACTACTAGACGCTACACATCGTGTATTATCTAGTGGCACATACATGGACGGACACTATACAGAACAATTTGAAAATTGGTTATGTATGCGTACAGGCTATAATTACGCAGTAACACTACACAGCGGTACACAAGCATTAGAATGTATAGCACACTATGAGATGTTTAAAAATCCCTATGACTTTAAGCCAATCGCACGTATACCAAATATTACATATGTAGCAACACTAAATGCTTTTCTAAATGCTGGTTTTGAATGTGAAATAGCAGACACAGATAAAAATGGTTTATTAATTGAAGAAGATATTGATTGGAATAAACCTAAACATAATATCTTTGAAGTACATGTGGGTTTATATGGAGCAAGTCCAATATATACAATTAGCGCATTACATAAACGTAGAATACTAGATGGCGCACAACATTGGTTGATTCATAAAAACATATACTTAGATACTACTCCAATGGCAGTTAGTTTTGATCCTACAAAAAATCTACCAAGTAGTGGCAATGGCGGCGCAGTATTAACTAATGACGATGGTCTAGCCAATTTCGCATTGAAGTATCGTAGTAACTTTAAAGGCGAACATACACATAGTGGTACCAATAGTCGTATGAGTGAACAAGACTGTGCGCAGATATTAGTGCGTACACGATATATAGACGATTGGCAAGAACGCAGACGAGAGATTCGTAATTACTATCTAGATAAATTTGAAAATTTACCTATACGTTGTCTAAGTCGTAATAAAAATGATCACGCAGATCAGAAGTTTGTTATATATACCGAATGGCGTGACGAATTATATAATTATTTGTGGGGTTATGCTATTGATGTGCGTATTCATTATAAACAGCCATTAAGCAATTTAGAAGTAGCACGATATCTTAAAAAGCCTGACATGATTAGTACAAGTGTAATGCTATGTAGAGGGGTATTAAGTTTACCTATACACCCTGAACTAACAGATGGTGAAGTAGAGTTTATTGCTGATAGAGTTGTTGATTACTTTACAGAATCAAAGTTGTCTTTTTGAGACTTATACCACTCTTGCCAAGACTGAACTTTAAGTGCGCACTTATGATATTCGGTATAATTTAGGGTAACAACTTTTAAGAAATCACTGAACTTAACAGTTGGGGTATCTATAGTTTTTAACTTACCACATGGCTCTTGCAACTCACTTGGAGCCTCAGGAAAATGACGCTCTACTGGAACTGTAGCGCAGCCTGACAATATTAATAATAATGGGATTAGTTTTTTCATTTTGGCACCGCCGCAGCGTTATGTGCTGCTGTATCTACCAACGTATTTGGTGTTAATGGTTGTTCTTCAATTGGAGTATTTGTAGCAGCCGCATTGTGTACAGCAATAACAATAGGTGGAATTTCACAAGTATTGTCTACTTTTGTAACTTCACGATCAATATACTTGATAATTTGATCACCCTTGTCGTGTACAACTTGTGTTTGAGTGACAAGTTTTTCTACTACTTCAGTATTGATTTGTGCTGCTTTTTCTTCACTGAGTTTAACTTTATCTTGTAATTCTGAAACTTGCATTTCCCATGCTTGCTGAGTTAATAAGCACCCCTCTAGAAACAATCCAAGTGCTACAGCAGCTATCCCGCCCCATTTAAATGCAAATTTATAGGGTACAAATGGAATAAAACTAAGAACTAAAGCTAGCACGGCTAAACCCATAAATCCATGGATTAATAGTGCGGGTAAGAACTTTAATAACCAAAATAACATAAACATATTTATGATAAATAATTTATACAGGATTAAAATATTATGACAACTGTAAATTATGAGATTATTAATGTAGGCGCAGCCCCAAACGACGGTCAGGGCGATCCGTTACGTACCGCGTTTGAGAAAATTAATAATAACTTTGCGATCACATTTAATACTGGTATCTTCAATACTACTACAGTTTCAACATTTGGTAATACATCACAAAACATTTTTAGCTGGCCAGCAAATAACTTTACACAAGCTACGTTCCAAATTAACAGTACTGATACTACAGCAAACACACAAAGCGTAACAATCAACGCTACAATTAATCCTGATTTGTCTACAATTAGATTTACTGCACAAAACACATTATTTGTTGGAAATGCCATCACTCAATATGATATGAGTATTGTAGCAGGTAATGTACGTTTAAACGTAGATCCGTTTGTAACTGGACAATTAAATCATATTGTTCAATATCAAGTAATTCCAGCTAATGCTAATATTGCGTTGTCATTAGTAACAGATCAAAATTCAAACGCATATCTATCTACTAATAACCCTGGTCAATTAATTGTAACATAAAATGCGAGCCAAGGAATTTATTAATCCTGATTTAGAAGAAGGCTTCAAAGAAAAAGCCATAGGAGCTGGAGTACTTGCGGGAGGTCTAGCAGGACTATTTGGTCCTAATATGATGAAAAATTTGCCGCAAGCTGATCAAGTAGTCAACACACCGCAACCCGCAATAACACAACAATATAATCAACCTACCCCACAAGTAGTAGCACCACAAACACAGCCGTCGCCTGTTACACAACCTAACGTTAACAAACCTATTACAAAACCCATTCAAGCCCCAATTGCTCCCCCTGCTAGAAAATTAACCGGGGTAGAAGACATGTTGAAAAAAACTGCACAACAAGCTGGTATGAAGGGGCATGAAGTAGCACAATTTTTAGCACAAACCGCACATGAAACAGGTAATTTTATGGCAATGGAAGAACAAGGTGATAAGAAATATTTAATGCACCGTTATTGGAATAATGTACCAATGCGCAAAGCATTAGGTAACAAACATCCTAGTGATGCTATAAAATATAAAGGTCGTGGGTTTATACAATTAACAGGCCGCGGTAATTATGCACGCATGGGCAAACTATTAAATGTAGATTTATTGAATCATCCTGAATTAGCAAAACGTCCTGATGTAGCAGCAAAAATAGCAGTTGCTTATTTTCAAGATCGTGTTGAACCTAATGTACAAGATTTTTCAGATACAAAAGCTGTAACTAAAAAAATTAATCCGCACGATAAAGCTGCATCAACTAAAGATCGTGACGATAAATTCAAACAATATAACAACCTATTGGGTAACAGATAAATAATATTATGAGAGCAAGAGAATTTATCACAGAAGGTTTAGCAGATAATCCTGCAGATCCTAGCTTATTTGCACCGGGCACATTAAGTGCTATTAAAGGTGCTATTTCAATGCCAGATTTAAGTATGAACAGAACCAGTGGTAGTCCTTATATGCAATGGCGTTTTGGTATTGCTATGGCAGGCGCCCCCGATTTTGAACAAGAGGTACATCAGTCTACAGCAACAGGTGGTGACCCACTATTAGCAACTTACTCAGATGCCGAATTAGAAATTATTCAAGCCACTGCTAAAAAGATTGGTGCAGGTAGAATTTCAAAACTCACTGATAATCGTAGTAGAGAAGAAGATCACGTACAAAAAGTAAGTCCAATTAAAGGTTTTAAGGGATATAAAAAATAATTATTGCAGTTATTAAGAATAAGTAGTTTAAACAACTATAGGATTCTTATGCAAAATTTAATTGATATTAATAACACCCTTGACTTAATTAAGTTAAAATTCTACAATGAATGGCTTTATACTGCCCACATCTATGATGAAGATGACAGTGAGTTACATAAAAATATTACTAAACAAGTAGTAGAAAAATACATCGATCCATTGAATATACCTAAAAATGCTAAGATCCTTGATTTAGGTTCAGGTCCAGGATACTTTTTAGATGAAATGAAAGCCCGAGGTTACACAGATTTAACTGGGGTTGGTCTAAGCCCGGGCGATAATAAAATTGCTAGAGATAAAGGTCATACTATTAAAGAATATGACTTAAGTTTTCTACCACAACAAGACGGGTATTATGACGAAAGTGTAGACTTTATTTTCTTACGTCATGCGTTAGAACATAGCCCATATCCTATTTTTAGTTTAATGGAATATAATCGCATATTAAAGCAGGGCTGCAAAATTTATATTGAAGTTCCTGCCCCTGACTGTGATAGAAAGCATGAATTTAATCCTAATCATTATAGCATATTAGGAGCTACTCAATTAGCAGCTTTGTTGCAAAGAACAGGATTTAACATTGACACTTTTCAAGATTTTTCATTTAACATTAGTATGCCAACTGATTTAAGTGATCCTGATGGAAAACGTGTTGAAATGACAGAAAAATACTTTGTTATTGTTGCTACAAAAGCCCGCCCACTTGATGTTAAATAGATGCCGTCGTGACTAAATAGTATTATTATATAGGAATACTAAGATGGCATCATACGTTTACACAGCTAGTTCATCAGCTAATGCATCAGCAAATATACAGACTGATAAGGTCAGAATTGCGACTACAAGTTCGCCTGTACAGGTTATAGCAAGTTATCCAAACGTTGCGGGTACAGGAACTGTTACTTGTTCAACTAGTTCAAACGCAGTAGTTGGATCAAGCACTACTTTCACAACACAATTAAATATCGGTTACTGGATTGGCAATGCCTCAGGTACAACTGTTGGTATTGTACAAAGTGTTAAAGATGATGGCAATATTGTACTTACTGCAAACGCTGGTGTAGCAATCAGTGGCGCAGGATACACAATCAATCCATTTGGTGTTCCATATAAAGTAGCAAATGCTAATAGCGCAATCATTCCTGCAAACTCAGTAAACAATAGTTTTATCGTTGGCCAAGGAAACATTGTATCTTATATCAATGTATCAGGCGCTACAGCGGCTCCATTCTCAATTACAGAATTGGGTGCTAATCATCCTGATACTGGTACTACTGGTGTATTGCCACCAGCTGGTAGCATGACAGGACAATCAAGCTAATTGACATTAATTAGAAGTAGCATATTATGTCTACGGCAAATTTAATTAAAGAACCCTACAAACCAACAGTGTTTAATTCTGAAAAAGAATTAGACGATTTTGTAAAATGTTGTGATCCAGTTAACGGTTATCTATATTTCATGGATAACTTTTTTATGATACAACACCCTACTCAGGGTTCTATTCATTATCATCCATATGAATATCAAAAACGACTAATCGANACATATCACAATTATCGTTATAGTATTAGTTTGATGCCNCGTCAAACAGGTAAAACCACTAGTGCGGCTGGATATTTGTTGTGGTACGCAATGTTTATACCAGACAGCACAATATTAATTGCTGCTCACAAATACAGTGGTGCTCAAGAAATCATGCAGCGTATACGCTATGCTTATGAACACTGCCCAAATCATATTAAAGCAGGCGCAACCACATATAATAAAGGTAATCTAGACTTTGAAAATGGTAGTCGTATTGTCAGCGCAACTACTACTGAAACTACTGGTCGTGGTATGGCAATTTCATTATTATATCTTGACGAATTTGCGTTCGTAAGACCAACAATCGCTGAAGCAGTTCTGGACAAGTATTACCCCAACATTGTCAACTGGTGGTAAAGCAATTATCACAAGTACTCCAAACAGTGACGAAGATCAATTCGCACTTATATGGAAGGGTGCTAATAAAACAGAAGACAGTTATGGTAACACCACTGAAGTGGGTGTAAACGGATTCAGAGCATATAGAGCATACTGGCAAGAACACCCTGATCGTGATGAAAAATGGGCTGAAGAAAT